CTTCCCTTGCCTTAGCATTTGATAGCGGAGTTTTCATTACGGGTGGAGGAAATCTTTACCTAGAGAATGGACTTTACATCAGCGGCAAACCTTTTACTGAGTATGTAGAATTAAATGATGTAGTCCATACCACTAGCGAACAGACAATAGGCGGAAGAAAAACCTTCTTAAAACCCATAACTGGAGATCTTACTGGTACTGCTAGATATGTACAAAATGGAGTATATATTACTGGTAATCAGCAGGTTACGGGAAGAAAAGATTTTGTTGGAGATCTCTATATCAGCGGTAAACCTTTTAATTATTACAGCCCATTAGATAACACTTTAAAACTAGAAAGCCTTACAGGCGTAAGATCTATTTCTGGAGCAGGGTTAGTCTTAAGTGATGGAACTTTAAAGACAGGCAGTTCACTTACAGACCCCAACAAACTTTTAATTGGATACAAAAATGGAGTTTTCTTTACTGGAAACACAGACGTTTATATAGAAAATGATCTTGTAGTAAAAGGAACCCTAGGGGCTGAATCGGTAGGTTCTGTAGAAACTATTTTAGGTAACACTGGGTCCATGGTTCTTACAGACGGCAGGAATCCTTATAGTTTTCAACAAAACAACTCTTCCTTATCCTTAGCATTTGATAGCGGAGTTTTCGTTACGGGTGGAGGAAATTTATATTTAGAAAACTCTCTATATATAAGTGGAAGAAAATTTGAATGGGATCAATTAATTAGCTACCCTGACAGTTGCGAATGTGAAGTCATGGACGGCTTAAAAGCGATATATTCACCCAACAAAGGGTTGGTGATAACAGATGATAGCTCTAAAACTGCATTAGGGGTAGAAGAAACTTGCTCTATATTCTTTAATCGTGGAATAAACTTTTCAGGAAATTTAAGCGGATTAGCAAACTCAAATGTAATAGTAAATGGAAATGTAAAAGCAAATTTATTTTCTGGAAAACTTGTCGATGCAGTATACACTACTGGACATCAAACAATCGATGGAGATAAAAACTTCAGGGGTAATATTTTAATTAGTGGAGACAAAATATCTAAATATCTAAAACATACAGACACAATTATATCAAATTTTTGGTGGGACAATCCAGTTAATATATGTTATTTGCCTATAGCTAATTCAGAACACGGACATTATTTTAATAGTAATTACAGAAACTCAAGAACTGCTGTGCGAGGCGGCAATGAGGAATCGTACTTTAATTCAGGTTTGGGTTTACAGAATTTAAGAATAATGAATTCTACTGGAAGATTAAAAAAGATTTCTTTTTCGATAACAGACACGAATCCGCAGGCAATGGAAAACTTGCAGTTTTATGTTGTTACGGGAAATAAAATTACTACGGATTATACAGAATCTGGAGTTTACAATAAATATACATATCAGAGCGAAGCTGGTATTGATATCAATTACAAAACAAGCCCAGGCATGATTGCAGAAAGAACTAGGTTTAATTATGAAGAATGGACTGACACTCTAGGTATTTATTCAATAGATCAAGGCGGAAAATATCCATGCGAGGCAGAGTTCGCATCAAATGGAGTTTTAAATTCAGTTTTTAGTACACCGAAAAAAGGATATCAATATACTTACGAATTTAAATCTGGTATACATTTTACACCAAACACATTTTTATCAATAGCTATGGACCTAGGGGGAATAGAGGGTAAGAAATGTTATGAATCAATGATCAATCAAGGAGTTTTTGTTACCTTAGACCTAGAAACTTATATATAAACTGTTTATTATATACTGCATGATTTGCAGTAAAGAAAAATATATTTATATTCATGTACCAAAATGTGCGGGAAATTCTATAAAAGATTTCTTAAATATTGATGGACATTCTCATAAGCCTTTGAGTAAAGAAATTGGTCAACATCATGATTATTTTTCTTTTTCTTTTGTGAGAAACCCCTGGGACAGACTAGTTAGTGCTTACAATTACTTAAAAAAGGGTGGAATAAATTATACTAGCAAAAACAAACAAAATAAAAGTAATAAATTTTATAAATTTATGTGTGAACTAGACGGGTTAGTTGCACAAGAAATTAATGAATATAATGATTTCGAAGATTTTCTATATGGAGATTTTTTTAAAAAACAAAGCTCTTTATATTTTTCTAAAAAAATGTGTTTGCATTTTTTGCCACAAACTTTTTTTATAGACACAGATATAGATTTTATAGGAAAAGTAGAATCAATAAATGAAGACATGAAATATGTTGCAAAAAAAATAGGTAGAGAAACAAAACCAATTAAAAATTTAAATAAAATTGACAGACCTGACTATAAGCAATTTTATAATTTAGATACTATAGATTTTGTTGCAAATATTTATTTAGATGATATATTAAAATTTAATTACGAATTTTCTTAACCTTTAGAGGCTAGGTGATTAATTTTATATAAAAAGAAGTATGATATCATTGGCCATGTGAATGTGCAAATAAATAAATTAAGAAAAAATACTTTGTCGAAAATAATAATTTCACTGGATAAAAAAGATAAAATCAGATATGTGAGCCACGAAATATGAGTGGAGAAACAAAGGGGGCATGTAATTAGTTCTCCAAATGAACCAAAGTTAATTATTAAATATTTTTCTAAATCTTCTCTTGTGTCTACATGATTTTTTATATTTTTAAATATAAAATTAAAAGAAATAAGATTAATCATCTTGCAGATTTTGACTGCGATAGAGGTGTTTTGCCAGATAATAATTATATTAGAACATATTAATGCCCCAAATAAATAAAGAATTAGTTTTTCAGTCATTGTTTTCTTCTGGGTTTATTATGATATTTTGTCTTACAATATTTTTGTACTTTGCATACAATGCGGGCTTTTTACAACCAGAGCAACCTGGTTTTTTTAAATCTTCATTAAATCTTTTTTTTAAAAATTCGCAGTCTTTAATGTGCTTGCCGTAACTATTTGAGCAGACATCATCGTCAGTCAAGAAAGATATTATTATATTTCCTATATTAGGTGAATTGCTCATTTTAATATTTTATGTCTACGATTCCATTTCCAGGTTTTTTACGAGACGGGTCTTGCAAATGTTTTGATCCGCCTCGATCTTTTGAATACTTATCGAAATATTTTTGTTTAATAGGGTCTATACCTCCATGATCTTTAGCTCTTTTCTCAGATAATTCAGCACTTCTATCCAGCATATCTCCGTAGCTACCTTTAGTATTTTTAGTTTTTTCAACAAAATCATTAGAGTTCCAGTGATCAATTGACGATTCGGTCTTTAATTGACTGCTCAGAAAAACCCTTTTCCACTCAACACCTTTTTCATCTATATAAATATGTTCATCATTCATCCCCTGAATAATTTCAATAACCTCTTCGGTTTCTGGATGCTCATATAAATAAATAGGCATAACTATATTAATCCCAATTGCCGCGAGCAGGGAATTGCGAAAAATCTACAGAAAAACAATATTCATCATCGTCATCATCATGAATTTCGTTATCTAATTGATCCTTTTTATTTTTCGTAAGTTTGGCATTCATGCGTTTTCCCATCCAGAAAGCTTCGAGAAGTAAAGATCTTGATGCATTTATATTAGAAGATTCATCCGATAGACAATTATAAGCCATGCGAAGAACATTGCATATTGTTCTTTTTTTATCTGGACTAGAATTAATTCCTTTTATAGATTCTTGAAGTTCTTCTACACCAAAACTTTTTGGAGAATATGCTTTAGATTCAAATTTGATTTCTTTCATAACTTACCTTACACTTTTTATTCAAATAATATATTTAGAATGGAGTCTACCGTTTTTTCATATGAAAAATCTTTCTTTAACATTAATCCTTTTTCATTAGTTTTTCCTTTAAATTTTTCCGCCTCTTCAAATAAACTTATCATTTTTTCGTTTGAAATCAAATTGATGTTGCCTTGATTAAAAGGCGTTCCTTTAGTAAAGAATACTCCATCTTCTGCGTTCTCTTCGGTTTCTGGATCTGAAAATATTGAGTTTTCCTTGTTGGCCCAATCTTTATGAGATGTATGATTAAGTACAATACTCCATTTTCCTAATGCAGTTGCATTGAAAGCTGGGAGATTCCAACCTTCCGCTCCACTTAAACCAGATAAGTCAATATCTATTGCATTAATCAATTCATTAATTTCAGAATTAGTTCTAAGCCTTGGGATGAAATTGATGTTTCCATACATTTTTCCATCTAGAGATTGACTAATTATGGCATTCATGTCGTCTGGCTTGAAAAAGGGATTTACTACACAACAAGTTAATTGATACTTAGGATTATTACCGTATTTTTTTGCCCAATTTTTAATTATTTGAGCGGTGCTTTTTCTTTTTTCCCATTTACCTACAAGACCAAAATGAATCTTGTCTTGAAGATAGTTTTTATCTAAAACTTCAAAATCTTCGTCAAAACCTAATGGTACATTATATGTATTATCGCAATTAACATTTTGAAAACAGCTTTTGGCATGAGAGCTACTGAAAATAACTTTATCATGCATTTCGCAAATGTTTTTTTCGGTAAATGTAGGGTTGTCTAACTCATAAAATGTATACAGGCAACTTTTTTTTCCAGGAAATTGTTCACTACCGTTTAAATGCCATAAAGAAAGGCAAGGGGTGTCAGATTTCATTGATGTTAATCTATTATTAGCAGAGGCCTCAATCCATTTTTTGAAATCTTTATCTAATTTGTCGAATGCGCTAAAGTCAAAGTTATCGCCAATAGGGAATATAGATGCATTAAAATCTCTTTTATATATTTCTCTAACGATATTATAAGAAACATTCCCAAACGATAGGGAATTAAAAGCCGCTTTTATTATAATTTTTTTCATTTTACCAAGGTATATCTTCCAAGTCTTCTTGAGTTTGTATGTCTGATTTAATTATATTATCTACAGAAACAGATTGTTCTAATCTTTTTTCGACTTTATTTTCGTTTTGTTTTTCATTTTTTTGTTTTAAAGTTTTAAAAAAATCACAGACACAAATTAATTTGGTTTTTTTCGACCCACTATCACTCCAGGATAAATACTTTAATTTGCCCTCTACAAAAACTAAGTCACCTTTATTTAAAAAAGATTGGCAATTTTCAGCCATTTTATCCCAGCACTCAAAGTCTACCCATGTAGTATCTTTCCCATAGGATACACCTAATGTAAAATTAGCCTTAACTTTACCTGATTGAAATTTTTTCACAGCGGGATCAGCCGCTACATAACCCATGCATATATATTTATTTACCATATTTTTTAGTCTTCTTGATTTTGTTTAGATAATTGTCGTGTATGTTTATACAACCCTGAATGCTCAGCCCAACCTTTTCTCCAATTCTTTTCCAGGACATAAGCTTGTTTTTTTCTCCATCTAGATAGCGCAGCTTAAAGATTTTAATAATTCTATCTGGAGTTTTATCTTTATTAAAAAACATTTCTAAAGCTTCTTTAGAAGCTATAGATTCATAAAGATCTAAATTTTCAGAATCCTCACGTAAATCTTCTGCTTGCTTGAATTGCTCTCTTGGGATTTTATTACTTTTATTAATTGCATTTAAGGCTGCCCATCTAGCTCTGTTCCCTAAGTAAGATGAGAACTTGGCCCCTTTTGTTTCATTAAAATCTTTAGCTGATAGATATATATAATAATCGCAATCTAACAAAAGATCATGTTTGATTTCTTTGTGTTTTGGGTGGGAGCAATAACTATGTATTGTTTTATAAAAAATACCAGAATGCAGTTCTTTTAAAATATTTAAACTGCTATCTAGATTAACACCATTTTTGATATTGTTAATCAATATCAATTCTTTCTCTGCCGACAAAAATTCCTTATTCACCTATAAAACCTTTCTTTTTCCAAAAATTAAAAACTTTTCCCTTTACAGTTTGCGAATTCATATTGCTATAATTCGCCCACTGAAAACTGTAATTACACAAAGAATTCAGTATTGTGGAATTATTTTTTTCTTCGGAGTTGGCTGGCCCTACTCCATCTCTATTGATTGATATCAAAAAACCTTTTTTATCTAAAACCCATTTAGCTTCATTTTCATACCTAACATCTGTAATAAACTTTAACTTAGTTTTGGAAGTTAAATCTGAAGGACTCATTGTAGATTCTAATTTTTCTATCCAACACATTGGGTTGATTTTTCTTTTTACATGAGTTCCGTAAGTCACTAGGAAAGGTCTAATTATTTCTTTCTCTTCTCTATTTTCAGTAAAAGAAGATATGCCTACATTTTGAATTAAAAATTCATCGCATTCTGATTTTAATGTATCGGCAAATGCACACCTGTCAATTTTAAAACTAAGAGAAAGCAGCTCTTTTGATATTTTATAAAAAGAATCTTTACCGCTTCCAGCAAAACCACTTAATCCTATTATCATCTCCCTGTACTACCAAATCCCCCTAGATTTCTATCACATTCATTTAATTGACTCGACATCGTAATGGAAGGATGTAAATGTTTGCTAAAAACTAACTGAGCTATCTTGTCTCCTTTTTTATAAATTTTTGAAGGATCAACACATCCTAACATGAATTTATTTTTTTTATCATCCTCTAAGAAAAAGTAATTCTCTGGCTGCATTAAATAGTTAAATCTAACTTTTATGCTATCCCTATACCCAGAATCTATAACCCCAACGGAATTACATAATTGCAGATTGTAATTGCTTATGCTTGATCTAGGAAAAAGAAAAGAAAAGAAATTATACTCTTCCTTATATTTTCCACTGGGTAATTTTGAGATTATACCCTTGCTAGGTTCTATGGATAAGTTGGTTTCATACTCGATGTATGAAATGTTTTTATAGAAATCTTTCCTCCATAAGTCTCCGACTATTCTAGGTTCAGATGCTGCAAATAAATCATAACCTGCGTCTCCATTATGAGAAGGTTTCAATATAACTCCATCATCTAAAGATGGATCATGAGTTGCATTAACCAATAAATTCATCATCTATACTACCCCCTTTCCCTTGAGCTTCTATTAAGAAGTTATATTTTTTAGAAAGCCCGTGCATTCCTGCATTAGCGAGCACATCTGGTGTATATATAAAGTTAACATGTTTACTAGCCACACTAGCTTCGTAGGAATCTGATATATTGTATACAGACATTGTTGGAGATAGTTTTAAATTTTTACCATATATATTATCTGCCTGCTCTAGTGATAGAGCGGCAGCCTCCTTCGGATCTACAGCTTCTACTACACCTTCCCAGTCTGCGCATACAACCATAAATAATTTCGTATTTTTACTGAATTCTCTAATCATAGTTTGGCTAGTTTAACAGAAAGCAAAAAAAATATCAAGCATAAAATTATATTTTTATAAAGAATAAATATTTTCTATATAAAATAAAATTTATTTATATAATAATATATATATTATATATGAAATTTTGCTTAATAGATGATTCGGTTAATTTTTTAGGGGGAACCAGCTTGACTCTAGATGCCATAATTGAACCTCAAAAAGAAATGGTAACATTTGTACCGACTTCGGATTTCTCCCTCAAAGATATTTTTTCATTTGATTTTTTTATTTTCGGAAATATAACCAATATCAATCAAAATTCTCTTGAGTCCATACTGTATTGCATGGACGAAAAACCTTTTTGTAAAATTGATTTTGATTACGGATATTGCAAATACCGTGGAGACATACCGCATAAAATTTTAGGAGGATGTGAATGTAGTTGTCCAGAGATTCACTCCCACTACCATCAGATTTATAAAAAAATAAAAGAGAATGCAAGATTCAACTTCTTCATGTCAGAGAATCAAATGGAGATGCACCAAAGTAAATTAGGAACATCAAAAAATGATTTAGTATTATCTTCTTGCTTTACAAAGGATAGTATGTTAAGATTTAAAGAATTAAAAAATAAAACTAAAAATTCTAAATATGCTATTATTGATGGTCAAGGAGGTTGGCACACCCAAGCCAAAGGAATAAAAGAGAGTATTGAGTATGCAAAAAAACACAATATTAATTTTGATTTGTTAAAAACAAAAAGTCATAAAGAAATGCTAGATCTACTTTCAGATTATCAAGGATTAATTTCTTTGCCAATCATACATGATACATGTCCAAGAATAACTCTTGAAGCTAGGTACATGGGGCTAGATGTTATAACTAATGATTTATCTCAACATACTACTGAAAAATGGTGGAAATCTAGCGATGAAGACGCATATGAGTTCACTCGATCAAGACCTGATTTTTTTTGGAACACGATAAATGATTAAAATTATAATTCCATCACACGGAGATAAGTCTGAAAATCTAAACAGCTTGATAAGAAGTTTAGACAATCAAATTTATTCAAATTCGATTGAAGTCTTTTTTTGTGAAGATGTATTGTCTCCTAATTTTAAAAAAAATCTTAAAAACATATGTCGAGGCAACAAAGTTTTTTTTGAAAATAAGTTTAAGAAAAGATCTTATGCTCTTAAAAATATAAATGCATGTATCTCTACATTATCCACGAGTGATATCGTAGGAATAATAGATTGCGATGACTTTTTATGGGGGAATGATTGTATAAAAAACGTATTAAAGGAATATGAAAAAGGAGCTGATTGTGTTTGGACCGCAAACTCTTTAATTGGCACAGGCATCAACTATTCTGCTAGCCTAAATCATGAAATAAGTGTTTACAAACACCCTTGGGTTTCAAGCCACTTCAAAACCTTTAAAGTTTCAGACTTTAATAAAATAAACAAATCAAATTTCAAAGATGATTCAAATGAATGGTTTAAGTCTTGCTATGATCAAGCTTTGATGCTTCCAATTATAAATAATATTTTAGAAAGAAATGGAACATGCAAGTATATTGACAAAGTGCATTACATATACAACAAAGAAGATCCATCTAAACCCTCTAAATACAGATCGGACCAACTTAATAATGAAAAGATAATTAGAAATAGAGGTTACTTGAAATGAATTTTAATTATCTTTCCAGATATATAAGATCATCAGATGATGATAAAATTAAATCAAAATTTTTCATGGATGACATCAGCGAATACATGAAAAAAAGCAATGAGGATTGCTTCAAGCAAGGGTTTGATAAAAATGAAAAATTAAATTGGTTAGATGAAAAAGAGTGTTTTATACAAAACACAAACTATATTGAAAACTGCGAAACTTATCAATCAATATTATACCACTCCATATTCCCTAACTTCGTAGATAAGAAAGAAATTTCTATATGTGAATACGGTTGCGGTATATCTCCATTATCTCACCTTCTCATTAATCAAAATAAAAGGAATGGATTATTTAAAAAAATCAAAATTTTTCTATTTGACCTTGATTCACCCCAGCTTGAATTTGCAGAATGGAGATTAAACAATTTCATTTCAAAAAATAAAATTTTAAACATTGATGTCATTAAAAACAAAATAGATGGCGAATCAACCCCCGAAATACAACATGCATTCGACATTGTTTATTTAATTAATATTATTGAATATTTAGAAAATGCCAATGAAATCACCTCAAATTTGATTGATAAATTAAATGTTGGCGGCTTACTTGTAGAAAATTATAAATCAATTGATTTCAATAAGTTTTTATCAAACAAAATAGATCTTTATAAAGATGTGAAATATGAAGAAGGAAAATACAACAGATACTGGATTAAAAAATAATTTTTACATCAATAATTTGCAGAAAAACGGCGGGCCTAATATTTTTTGCAATAGATTAAAAAATGAACTTTTAAACCAGGAGTTTCTTTTTCATGAAAATTCGGTGAATCAAATTTCAATAATACAAGGTAATACCAAGTCTGACTGCAACAATATTCTTAGGCTGGATGGACTTTACTTAGATTCAAAAAATACAGTAGGAGATACAGATGAATTAAATAGGCCGATATATAATTCTTATAAAACTTTTGATCAAATAGTATTTCAATCTGAGTTCTCTAAAATCTGCTATGAATCTTTTTTTGGAGAATGTAAAAAATATAAAATTATACCTAATGGTGTGCCAGATTCATTTTTTTCTAAAAAAAATCCGATACGGAAACCTAAAGGTTTTGATAAAGTTATAATTGCCTCCGCTCAATGGAGAAGGCATAAAAGGCTAGAAGAAATACTACAAGCATTTAGAAGTCACAAGCTTCAAAACATAGCTTTAGTTGTTCTTGGTTGCGATCAGGAATTCCATGATAGAAATATTTTTTCGGTAAATATGGTTCCGCCCGAAAACTTACCCTCTTTTTATCAAATGGCTGATGGAATGATACATATACCCTGGATTGATTGGTGTCCAAATACAGTGGTTGAAGGTTTAGCTAGTGGTCTTCCATTATTATGCAGTCACAATGGAGGAACAAAAGAATTGGTTAAAGAAAATGGAATCATTATAGAACTAGAAGAAGATTACCAACCAGGATCAAGAATTGATTTATATAATCCCCCTAAAGTGAATACAGAAACTATAATTCAATCTGTTTTAGATTTGATACAATTTCCTAAAACAGAAACCAGGCAAGACTTAAAAATTTCAAGTGTAGCAAATTCATACAAAAAACTTTTTAAATGAAAATTTACATAAATCATCCTGGAGAAAATTGGATTTGCGATAGGCTTCGCAAAGAATTCTATCAGTACAATCCCGAAATATGCACTGAAAATATCGCTGAAGCAGATACTGTTTGGGTTATTAGCCCCTGGACATTTAACTATAATAACCCAATACTAAAACTTAAAAATGTCATATCAACTATACATCATATAGTTCCAGAAAAGTTCAACGAAGAAAACGTTTTTAATATAAACAAGCATTCAAATAAAATACATTTCGTTAGCGATTCGACTAAAATTTTTCTTGAGAATTATATAAACAAACCATCTTTTATAAAACATTGGTGGATCAATAATTCTTTATTTAATAAATTAGATAGAGATAAATGCTTGCTTGATTTAAATCTTAAAGAAGATAAATTTTATGTAGGTTCATTCCAAAGAGATACTGAGGGCTCAGATCTCATTAGTCCTAAACTAGAAAAAGGTCCAGATATATTTTGCGACATAGTTGAGAAAGAGTTCTCCAAAAATAAAAACTTGGTGGTCTTGCTTGCTGGTTGGAGAAGGAATTATGTTATATCCAGATTAACCAAAACAGGCATACCATTTGAGTTTAAGGAAATGTGTAGTTTTGAAGACTTAAACAAACTGTATAATTGTTTAGATCTTTACATAGTTTCATCTAGGCATGAAGGAGGTCCTCAAGCTATACCAGAATGCGCGGCATCCCAAACACCTATTATCTCCACAAATGTTGGGTGCGCAAAAATATTTTTAAATAAAAAATCTATTTTTAATATTGGTGAACATGAGTGTGCTAAGCCTGATGTCGACTTTGCTTACAAAAAAAGTTTAGATTATTTTATAAACAAAAAAGGTTTTGATAAATTTTTATATGAAATTCACAATAGCTATAGTTAATTTTAATCGACTTTTTTATCTTAAAAGCTGTGTTAAGTCATTGCTTGAAACCACAAGTGATTTCCCTGATATAGAGTTTATTTGCATTGATGACGGTAGCATCGAATCTGGAACCCAAGAATTTCTAAAATTTCTAAAATCAATAAACTTCAATGTTATCCACCAAGATCAATTAAGAAAATCTTCAAAAAAAGTGGGTCTAGATAACAGCTCTCACATAGATCCTTTTTCTGATGCATTGAATATCATACACAAAGAGTCGAGCGGAGATGTAATCATACCACTTCAAGGAGACCAGCAATTTGTAAGAAAAAAATGGCTCAATGAAATAGAGTCTTTGTTTGAGACGAAAAATAATGTAGGATGTGTTTGCATTGATGCACAAAGAAAAGCTAGATTATCTTCAATTAATTTTCAAAAAATCAACATTAATGACTACAATTATTTTGTAGACCCAAATGGATTCATTCCAGGCGCTGGAGATGTAGCATATTCAAGAAATATGCTAGATACGGTCGGTGGATGGAATACCAATTCAGATATAAATGCAGAAGATGATTTTGTTCGAAAAGTTTCACTTCAATATTCTGGACACCTAAAAAGATATTATTTGTCAGTTCCTTGCGCTATCACCATATACACCGATGCGTCTGGAACTAACTGTAGAGTGAGAAACAACAAAAGGTTTGGAGATTACTGGAGGGGTAAAAACGATCAGTACTATCAGTACTTTTCTCACTTAGAGGAAAATATGAATAGGCCTGTATCAATTGAAGAGTCTGCCACACCTTATGGAGAATGGCAAATGCCAATAAACAATAAAGGAGAATGGATAAAAAATCCTTTACCAATTAATGATGAATCTTTTTCTATCGATATAACATGAAAATACATATAGCATATAAGACCACAAATTCCCCCTGGGGCGGAGGGAATCAATTCATAAGTTTCTTAGCTAAAGAGTTTGAAAAATTAAACTTACTTTCCGAAGTGCAAGACAGTGACATAGTATTATTTAATAGTCATCAAAATGCGCAAGATATAATAGATCTAAAAAGAAATTACCCCAATAAGAAGTTTGTTCATAGAATTGATGGGCCAATGCGTCTTTACAATAAAATGTCTGATGACAGAGATGATATAGTTTATTTTTTAAATGGATCAGTTGCTGATGCTTCTGTATTTCAAAGCGCCTATTCTTTAGATGCAAACATGCAGTTAGGATTCTCAAGTGATAAACCTTATTGTGTTATATATAATGATGCTGACCCTTCTGTATTTTTCCCAAAATCATCGCCGCCTAAAAAATTCAGAATAATATCCACAAGTTATTCTTCAAACATAAAAAAAGGATTTGATACATATAAATTTTTAGATAGTGAACTTGACTTTTCGAATCTAGAATATGTATTCGCTGGAAACTCTCCATTTGTTTTTAAAAATATTAAGACAATAGGTTGTTTGAATTCAAATCAACTATCTAATGAGCTTCGCAATTCTTCTATTTATCTTACCGCTAGCCAAAAAGATCCATGCTCAAATTCATTAATAGAAGCAATATCTACACACACACCAGTTATAGCATTAAAGGATGGGGGACACCCTGAAATAGTCGGAAACTCAGGAGAACTATATACGAACGAAAAAGAACTACCTAGATTAATACAGAGTATATTAGGAAGATTAAATTCTTTTGAATTTCCTAAAAAAGTTAAATGCGTCAACAAATACATAGATTTTTTTCAAACATTGTTGGATGAAAGATAAAATTTTAATAGCTTGTCTTTTTTACATCAATGATTCTAATAAAAGATTTAGAATCTCTAATTGCCTTAAATCTTTAGATTCTTTATGTAAAATAGATAAAACACACTGTGATATAATTGCCGTTTGCAACAACTGCAGTCCATCTTTTTCCAGAAGAATATCACAAGAAAAAACTTTTGATGAAACTATAATTTTAAAGAAAAATTTTTGGGACATTTCTGTTATATATACATCTTCGTTTTTAGCTTTATCTAGACAATACAAATATTGTCTTTATACATATGACGATTTTGTTTTTTACAAATATGATTTCGTGCAACCTTGCATAAATTTCTTAAACAGTAATGAAGACACTTCTTGTATTAGAATACCATATTGGAATTTTAATAAAATGGATAATTTCAATTCAGAAAAAACTCCTAAATCAGTAAATCCAGATTCTGTACGTCACTACCAGAACACAGGGTTTGATGAAAAAAATGTTAATTGCACTAGTTCAGCTAAGTTATCATGGGATGGACCAATTAAATCCATGAATTACAATTTTTATAAAACTAATTGGCATTATGTATCAAGGCCCACTATCTGGAGGTCAGAAGTTTTACATTCTTTTTTTGACGAACAATCCCCAGTTATGCAAAGATTTGAATGCAGGGCTGGGGAAAAGTTTCACAATTTAAATAAAAAAACAGGTGTTCTAGATGGAGGCTGCTGCCACACATTTAAAGAATCGGCCAGATCCTCAAGTCAAGGCAAGAACGAATTTGTAAATATAAATCAATTAAATAAATTAATAAAATGAAAGATAAATGTTTAGTAGTAACTTTCGCTCAAGGAGAGAAAACAAAAGATTTTTCCATATATTGTATGAAGAAACTAGGATTCAACAACCACATTATTCTAGAAGATGAAAGTGGTTTTGATAAAAAGTTTTTGGATTTTGCTAAAATAGCATCTGAATCTAATTTTGAAATTTTTATTAGAAATGATGCTGATCGTTTATGTTTTCAGGGACTTTCAGATCTTTTTGATATTGCATGTAAAGATCCAGACTTAGTCTGGGCAACTGGAGCTTTTTATGACAATCTAATGAGTGCGAGAAGGATAGGTACTCCTACAGTCCACAAGAAGCCCCCACTCATTCATTTAAATAAAAACCAACATTTAATGAAGAGCGTTCAAAAGCCAGAGTCAACTTTTGCAACATCAATTAAACCTATGTTTAAGATGAGGGAATTTGACATTTTAACAAACTTGCATGATTATCTACAATACCCAAGCAAGGTGTGCAACACTTTAGTTAATAGATTTTACAGGGGGCATTGGGGTTATTTATATAACATGAATAAATTAAGATCGATACCAACATTAAGTGCTGCTGTGTCTTGTGCTGAAAAATATGTCAGTAAAAACCCAAACAAACCAAATATGGATTATGTAGATTTTTCGCATCTAGATTCTAATGAAGATTTTAATGATCTAGATTTTGAAAATTTATACAAAGTTTATTTTGACATTTATAATAAATTAAAATAGTATACAATAATATGAAATATGTAGTTATAGGCGGAGCTGGCTTTATAGGAAGTAACTTAACGGATTTTCTGATCGAAGAAGGTCATGAAGTTTTAGTCATTGATAATTTTTCTACTGGAAAAGAATCTAATGTAAATAAAAAAGCAGACCTAAAAGTTTTAGACATTGCACATCACTCTAACTTTCAACCTTTAGTTGATTCTATTTCTGGCTACGATGGAATATTTCATTTGGCTGCATTGGCCAGAGTGCAACCTTCCATTGAAAACCCCCATGAATTCAATAAAGTGAATGTAAATGGAACACTTTTCGTTCTAGATGCCGCAGTTAAAGCTGGAATTAAAAGAGTTGTTTATAGTGCGAGCTCTTCAGCATATGGAGATGCTGAAATTTTACCCACTCCAGAAAATCATCCTACAGACCCTTTGAGCCCTTACGGGTTGCAAAAATTAATCGGAGAACAATACTGTCGAGTATTTTATCATTGCTATGGCTTAGAAACAGTTAGCCTGAGATACTTTAATGTTTTTGGAGAAAGACAATCCTTAGAGGGAGCATATCTTTTAGTTATGGGCATTTTCGCTCAACAAAGATTAAAAAATGAACCCTTGACAATTACAGGAGATGGAGAACAAAGAAGAGATTTTACATATGTTAAAGATGTTTGCAGGGCCAATTTTTTATCTATGACCTCAAAAAATGTGGGTTCTGGAGATGTTATAAATATAGGTAATGGCGACAATCGTTCGGTTAATCAAATCGCCGATCTAATTGGTGGCCCCAAAAAATATATTGAAAAAAGGTTGGAACCGCAAGAAACTCTAGCCGACAACTCAAAAGCTAAAAGCTTGCTAGGCTGGAATCCAACTGTCAGCGTAGAAGAATGGATTCCTAAATACAAACAAGACTTAGGAATTTAATAATCTATGACTAAACTTTCTGGATTTTATAATCAAGAAGATTTTTTCTACCTACATAACAACCTTAAAAATATATCTAATTTTTATGGGAAATCGCCAATTCCAAATCTAGCTTGTTTTTATGGGAAAAGTTTTAATTTTTATATAGATATTTGCTATGGAATTTCTAGCGAATTAAATACCCAAGAATCTTGCGCTAAAGTATTTTCATTACTTAAAAAAAATAAAGATAAAAAATTTTTTTATTTCAAGTGTTCTTATTCAAAAAAATTAAATAGAAACCTAAAGTCTTTAGTTGAAGAAAACGGTGGAGAATTAATACCCTTTTTTCATTGGATTAGAGATTCTGAAAAATTTAATATTTTAAATTCTATAAAGGAAGAAGATGGCCCAGAGAAGAAATATGATATAGGAATTTTTTACCCCCAAAAAACTCAAAAATTAGCTAAACCTAGTCAGTTTAATTCATTAATAAATCACGACGATCACTCTCAATATAATATTTTTGGTCAAAGTTCGAATACAGGATATTTATTAAATAATAGATCTTTTAATATTTTTGATAGAATTAAAAAATATAATACATCTATTCTAGAATTAAATATCAAAGATTACAAAGATTACATTTATAAGTCTAAATTATGTAAACTTGTAGTTTTAAATTCTAGCCAAGAAGACCACTGCCATGAAATATGGGAGCAAACTTTTTTGGGCAATGCTGTAGTTTTAAATAAAAGCTGCTTTGATTATTGCGAAACATATTCAGAGCACATCCCCTGTCTTGATTTCTATGATAAAACTTTATCTCAAAAAATAACTGACATTTTAGTGAATCATAAAAATATAGGGCTCTCTTGTGAGAGTTACAATAAAAAATATTTAAATTCAAATTTTTTGTTTAATTTTATTAAAAGTAAATTAATATATTAAATATATATGGAAACTAAAAAAATACTAGTAACTGGTGTGACTGGTCAAGACGGAAGCCATATGGTTGATTATTTATTAAAAAATACCAACCATAAAATATATGGATCAGTCAGAAGACTTAGTGTTAAAAATCATGAAAATATTTTACATCTGGAAAATGAAGATAGGTTTGAGTTAGTGGACTTAGACTTAAATGACGCCCATAGTATTAGAGATGTAATAATAGACTTACAACCAGATTATTTCATTAATTTTGCCGCACAATCTTTTGTTGCAGGAAGCTGGAAATATCCTATACAAACATGGGGTACTGATGCTAATGCAGTTTTAGATATATTAGAAGGCATAAGGAGATTTGCTCCTGAATGTCGTTTTTACAACGCTGGGTCTTCTGAAGAATTTGGAGATGTAATTTATTCTCCTCAAAATGATGATCATCCACTTAGACCTCAATCACCTTACGGAGCAGCAAAATGTGCCGCTAGACATATTGTAAGAGTATATCAAGAATCCTATGGTCTTTATGCCGTTCAAGGCTGGCTATTCAATCATGAGGGTGTAAGGCGTGGACTTGACTTTGTCACAAGAAAAATTACATATAATGTAGCTAAATTTAAATTAGCTCTAGAAAAATCAAATCTTCAACATGTAAAAATTCCTTATTTTTCTTTAGGAAATCTGGAAGCTCAAAGAGACTGGAGTGATGCTGAAGATTTCATGGAAGGAGTTTGGCTAATGTTGAATCAAAAAGGCAAGCCCAAAAACTATGTTTTAGGAAGTGGAAAAATGCACACCATCAGGGAGTTTCTCGAAGAGACTTTATTGAATGCCAACATAGAATATTATACAACTGGATCGAATGATAAAGAAAAATATTTCTCAAAAAAGGGTGATCATTTAATAATGGAGGTGGATGAAAAATTTTATAGACCTGCTGAAGTTCATGAACTTTGCGGTGACCCCTCAAAGGCAGAACGTGACCTTGGTTGGGAAAGAAAAACCGACTTCAAGGGTTTGGTCAAGAAAATGTATCAAAGTGATTATAACAAACTAAGTAGACAGTGAATAAAGATTCTTGTATTTTTGTTGCTGGACATAACGGAATGGTCGGTTCGGCAGTCTTAAGAAAATTAAAAAGTTTAGGTTATAAAAATATAATCACACGAAATCGAGAAGAGTTAGATTTAAGAAATCAAGACGACACTAATTTGTTTTTCCAAAACTTAAGTATTGATTGTGTAATTTTATGTGCAGCAAAAGTTGGAGGCATACTAGCTAACAATAATTATAGGTCTGATTTTATATCTGATAATCTCATGATAGGCATTAATATACTTAATGCAAGTCGAAATAATAATGTTTCAAAATTAATTAATTTAGGATCATCTTGTATCTACCCAAAGCATGCAGATATACCAATTAAGGAGGAGAGCCTTCTTACTGGCCTACTTGAAAAAACCAACGAACCTTATGCTATAGCCAAGATAGCTACATTAAAAATGTGCGAAGCTTTATATGATCAATATGGATTAAATTATTATTCAATAATGCCATGCAACTTATACGGAAAAAACGATAATTTTAATCTAGAAACTTCTCATGTTCTTCCAGCCTTAATTCATAAAGTCCATAAAGCTAAAATCGAAAATGCTGAAAATGTTACATTATGGGGAACAGGCAAACCTTTAAGAGAATTCTTGTATGCAGGCGATGTTGCTAGTGCTATCTGTTTTTTAATGGAAAATATCCATGCTAAAGATATCTACTCTCAAAATATATCTCACATAAATTGCGGATCTGACGAAGAAGTTTCAATTTTAAAACTTTTAAAAATTATAAAAAATATTGTTAAATTTGACGGGGAGATTATTTTTGATTCCACAAAGCCTGATGGGACTTATAGAAAAAAAATGGATAATTCTAGATTAAAAAACCTAGGGTTTAATCCACAAACATCTTTAGAACAAGGCCTTCTGAAAACATACTCATGGTTTAAAGACAATATTGAATTTTGCACTTGATCTTTATTTGATTATTTGCTAATATATAATTCTTAATTTTTTCTAAATTGTTTTAGAAAAACCCCCATCTAATCGTGTAAAATCAATTCATGGAAATAAAGGTCAAAAAAAGAAACGGAAGACTAGAACCTTTCAATGTCGATAAAATCAATTTAAGCGCACAGAGAGCCTGCGAATCCATAGAGGATGTTTCTGCCAGCGAAATCGTACTAGATGCTCAGTTGCAGCTATACGATAAAATAACCACGAAGCAGATAGATCAAGCTTTAATCCTATCAGCTAGAGAAAAAATTGAAAAAGAGCCCAACTATTCTTATGCTGCAGCTAGATTATTATTAAATAATTTATACAAGGAAGTTTTTAAAGAGGGTGTTGATTCTGACATTTTTAAACTACAGTACAGAAAAACCTTCATACAAAATATTAAAAAATTATGCAAGGCGCATCGCCTTGACACGAGATTATTAGATTTTAATTTGGTTCAATTATCAGAAGCGATAAAAATCAGAAGAGATAGAAATTTAAAATATTTAGGTGTACAAATATTATATGATCGATATTTCATTAGGTTAGAGGATAAAGTAATGGAGGCTCCTCAAGCTTTCTATATGAGAGTTGCTATGGGTCTTGCGATAAACGAAAAAAACAAAAACGAAAAAGCTATAGAATTTTATGACTTAATAAGTCAACAGCTATACACACCTTCTACACCAACCCTCTTTAACAGTGGAACTACACACTCACAGCTTAGTTCTTGCTATCTTAATACTTTTGATGATAGTATTGATGGTATCTTTGACGGTGCTTGGCAGGAAGCTAGAAAATCAAAATACGCTGGTGGGCTTGGCCTTGATGTTACCCCTTTTCGTTCTACAGGCGCTCATATTCAGGGAACTAATGGTATCTCTAGCGGCCTTGTTCCTTGGCTTAAAATATACAATGACCTTTTGGTGGCAGTAAATCAAGGCGGCAAAAGACCAGGAGCAGGTTGCGCCTATCTAGAGCCTTGGCACTTGGATTATGAAGATTTTTTAAATCTCAGAAGAAATACGGGAGATGATAGGCTTAGGTGTCATGACATGAATACAGCATCATGGATTCCAGATGAATTTATGAGAAGAGTTAAAGCTGAAGAAGATTGGTACTTTTTTAACCCTAGCGAAATGGTTTACGAAGACGGAAAGACGTTACATGATTATTTCGGTAAAGACTTTGATGATCGATATGAAGACGCCTGTCGAGCAGCAGAAGCTGGAACTATTAAAAATTTCAGAAAAATCCCAGCAAAAGAATTGTGGAAAAAGATGCTAAAGGTTCTATTTGAAACTTCTCATCCATGGAACACTTTTAAAGATCCCTGCAATATTAGATATACAAATCAACATGAAGGAGCAGTGAGAAGTTCTAATCTTTGCACGGAGATTACATTACATACAAAACCTTCTAAATATAAAGAAGGAGAAAAAACAGAAATTGGCGAAACTGCTGTTTGCAATCTTGGCTCTATAAATTTATTGAATCATCTTAATGAATCAAAAAGTGACATAGATTTCCCAAAATTAAAAAATACTATTCGTATAGCAATCAGGATGCTAGATAATGTTATTGATATAAACTTTTACCCAACACAGGAAGCTAAAAATTCTAACCTAAAAAATAGACCCATAGGATTAGGGATTATGGGATTACATGATTTATTACATGTTAAAAACATAAAGATAGATAGCGAAGAATCTGTCGCATTTAATGATGAATTATTTGAGTTTTATTCTATGCATGCTATTCATGCTAGTTCTTTGCTAGCCAAAGAGCGAGGCAAATATCAAAATTATGAAGGTTCTTTATGGAGTCAATCAATCTTGCCTATAGATTCATATAACAATTTAATGAACTACAGAGGCAAAAAAAATAAAGAAAAAGAGTCTCGTAAGGAATGGACAACTATCCGAAAACACATATTAGAACACGGAATGAGAAACTCCAATGTTATGGCTATTGCACCAACTGCAACAATTGGCTATATCAATGGAGTTGAACAAAGTATAGAACCAAACTTTTCTGTACTTTTTGTTTATGAAAACAAAAGTGGCAATTTTTATATAACAAACCCTCATTTTGTAAATGATATGAAATCTAGAGGATTATGGAATCACGAAATTTCATCTTTTATCAAAAGCATAGATGGCGATTTATCTCTAGCTAATGGAAATATACCAGACGATTTAAAAGAAAAATACAAAACAGCTTTTGACAGGGATATGTTCAAACTAATAGAATGTACTGCTGTTCGACAGAAGTGGATAGATCAAGCTATCAGTTTCAACTTGTATAATAAGACCACATCGCTAAAGTATTTGAATGATATTTATTTTAGATGTTGGGAAGAAGGGTTAAAAACGACTTACTATTTAAGAAATAGAGCCGCTTCAAAAATAGAAAAATCAACAGAAAAAACTGAAGCTTCTGCCTGCAGCATAGAAGCCATGAAAAACGGAGAAATTTGTGAATCTTGCCAATAGCAAAAGAGCTGCTGGATGCGGCATTGTCTATGAAGACGAAATATTGTTAGCTAAACGATGTGAGTTTTTCGAGGGAGAGCCTGCGTCTATGCCAAACTTTTGGAGTATCTTTACTGGACTTTTGGATGAAGGCGAAAATCCAATGATAGGTGCAATTAGAGAAACTTATGAAGAGTCAGGCATACAACTTGAACTTAAAGATTTAAATTACGCAGGAAAACTTTACAACGAGAACGATAATGTTGAGCTAGAAGTATATATGTCTTACTTTAAAACTCGCCCAACCGTAAAATTAAATGAAGAAAACACAGAATATATTTGGTTTCCTATTGAAAATATAGAGAATTTTCCTTATACTATACAATATGACATGGTGCAGTGCATCATTGAATACCGAACAAAACTTCAAAATTTAAAAAAATACTACAACCAATAAATAATATGATAGAATTCTATAATGTAAAAAAGAAGAAAAAAGTTTCAATTTCAGAATCAGAAATCGAAAGAAAAATTTACGAACGAGTAACTAAAACTGGAAAAAAAACAGTAAGATACGCTCTTGCTGCTGTCGATGAAGACGGAACAAAACTTACTAAATTTTGCAGTAAAGATGCTTATGACTCTATTGGCTGATGGGTCCAATCCTTAATACTATATTAGGTGCAGGAATTAAATTGGCCTGCAATCTAATTAATTCGTGGTTAGAGCAAAAACGCCAAGACCAAATGATGCTTGCGGCAAGGGATGCTGCTATGCTTGAAGCTATGATTAAAAATCAAGAAAAGCAGGCTAGTGATCCTTTTGTAAAGGCTACTCGTAGAATATTATTTATGACGATAACGTTCACAATGTGTTATCTCATGATTTATTATGCACACAACCCAACAATTACTTACGACATCATTGTGCCAAAGGGTGAAGGGGCAAAGTGGGGTTTTTTCAGTTGGATATTTGGGGGCAAAGAATGGGAGGTTGTTACATTGAGTGGTGGTTTGATGCTTAGCTCTTTTATAGATTTATGTTTTATGGTAGTTGGCTTTTATGCCATTCCCAGTAAGAAGAGGTGATCGAGTTTTGGATGTTATACTTTTTAGCCTATTAATAGTTTTTTCGATATCAGCAGGTGGGTTTTATTTAAAATTTAAAAAAACTTTTAAATATTTAAAAGATATAGAAAATGATAATTTCTTAATCCAAGCTAGATTTAAAGATTTAGAAAAAAATTTAGATTTAAAAGAGGGCCAGCATAGGCTTAGCATGGAATCCTTAAAAGAATCTTTTGAGCATGAAAGAAAATCTATAGAAGAAAAAAAGTTAGAAATACAAACTAAAGAAAAAGATTTTGAAATTGCCGTAGCAAAACTCACCCAAGATTTAGAAGAACAAAAAGAATTAAAGAACAAGGTTACCTCTCAGAAAAAAAGTAGTGAAGTAAGACTTGGCCACATTGCAGAAACGCTAGCTCCTTTCTTAGATCAATTTGAGTTTGAACCAGAAGAATGTAGTTTTTTAGGTCAACCAATAGATTATGTTTCTTTTGGTCAAGATGAAATTACATTTATAGAAGTTAAGAGTGGGAAGAGTCAATTAAGTTCTAAGCAGCGTAAAATTAGAGATCAGATAAAACAAGGTAAAGTTAAATGGAAAGAAGTTAGAATAGACTAAAATTCATAATTAAATAATTTTATATATTCTTCATTTCTTTTTTCTACAATTTTCTTTGTTCTTTCGTCATAGTAATCACGATAATTCCTCTTAGGTCTTTTTGTGTCATACTGAATATGACAAAGAGTTTTTGTTTTGATATTTATCATATCACACATAGTATCGAAATCTTCTTGTAAGTTTTCATATCTGATTATAAAATCAAATATATTTTTTTTTAAAAGTTTGAATTGAGGCATAGAACAAGAACTTTTTCTTTCTTCTACAAATTCCTGAAATTCTATTTCTTTAGGTAGTGTTTTATGTGCGTTTCTTTTGTTTCTATTGTCTATAGTTCTTAGATGATAATACCATGAAACAGCTCTATCCCAAGGATTTCTAATTGATGTAAATTTTAAATACTGATCTGGGTCATCTCCATTCTTTTTAATGTGATTTGTTATTTCATTGAACTTTGGATGAGCAGTTAGATAATTCTTCATAGCTGAATCTTCCTCTATCCCTTCTTCTTTGAGTATTTCAATTAAGGTTTTCCTGATACTGCTTCCAGCACACTTACCTATATGAAAAAAAATAAAATTTTTTTGCTTGGAATACATGTGTATATATATTACATGACAAGTTTTTTAAATTCAAGTCAGAAGAACGAACTTCAGTCTGTGTTCCAACACGTTCATGATACCTTTTCGAGACCTGTTTATTACTTCAAAGAGGCTAAAAGTGTAGTTTTAACAACAAACCCTTCTTTTAATCCAATATATCAGCAAACTTCTTTACCAGAACAGACAATAAAAAAAGTTACTCAAACTGGCGAATTTCAAGCCAGAATTCAATATGATACAGATAAATCTGAAGACAGGCTTTCTACGCATGAAATAGATTCTCAATTAAAATTAAGAATACCAGATGGGTATGTAAGAATCAAAGTTGATGAAGCTGGATACAAGCAGTTAAAATCAATAAAGCGCCTGGAGTTTGATGGAAGAAGGTTCTCGGTAGAAAGCGATGTTCGTCCACACGGACTCTTTACCCCCTCTTATTATACTTTTTTCTTGTTGCCTGTAGACAAGTCTTAAAATAATCTTGACTTATATTAAATTATTCTTTATAATATTGTGGTCTTTTGAATTGACTAATAATGATCATATTATATGGAAAATAAAACAGGAATTCTTTATACATGAACCTTCAAGAATTAAATAAACTTATTCACTCTGCGACAAAAGAAGAGCTGCAGACAAACTTAAGTACATGGAAATCTCAGATTAATACAATACTTTTAGCGGGAACAGAAGCAGACGAACATTATTTTATTAATCATACAGGCAGAGAATTATTTAGAAAATTATACAATTTTGATCTAGAGTTAGAGATCAAAGATGAATACGATTCAGGATTTAGACCTCAAAGAAAAAGCAAATTAAATGCTTTAGACATCACAATAAGAGCCCACCTTGATGCAACAGTAAGCAACTCTATCTCAGAGTCTTCTGGAAGCGTTAGCGAATGGAGAGATATTAGCGGAAACAATTTTCATGCATCAACCTCAACGGCTAACCAAATGCCAAGCACGAATTCTAGAACCCTTAACGGATTAAATGTTATAGACTTCGATGGAGTAGACAATTTCCTTACATTTTCAAGCAAAGACGTAATTTCATTTGGATACACAACCGTATTTATCGTATACAAATCAGACGCAGCAAACAAAGATTACATTCTTGGCTCAGGAAACGAAAACCCCAACAAATCTAGATTTTACCTGCGGTCAGATTCATCTATCATAGGTTCATTTGACAGCGCACAAAATGACAAAATTAATTTTTTAAGCCAAAATGACACAGACGAAAGAATTTCTATGCAAGAAACTGTGCTAGGGACAACAAAAAGAAACCTTGGAACATTTTTATATAGAGATGGAGTTTTTCAAGGCTCCAAACCAGACGTAGCATATGTTCACGAGATAACTTCAACGCAACCAAACAACGAAGATATGCTCAAACTACAACTAGGTAGCAGGGAAGGAAACGTAAATAATCACGAAGGATATATTGCAGAAGTTTTATTTTTAAACAACGAAGGAGAACAGCTTACTCAAGAAACTCGTGAAAACATAGAGGCCTACCTAGCTTACAAGTGGGGACTAGTATCAAAGCTAGATATCGCACACCCATATAAGAACAGTTTATATAAAACTTTCAATACTTGATTTTTTTTCTTGCAAATGGTCCCAATATGCGTTATAATCGTTTTATATAATTATGATCAACAAAACAGGAGAACTTTTAACTAAAAATATCGCTGGAGTAAATAGAATTTTACCCCACAAGCATAAATACGCATGGGATTTATTCCTTAAAAGCTGTGCAAACAACTGGATGCCTACAGAAATCTCGATGCAAAATGACATCAAACAATGGAAAAATGATGAAATCACAGATGACGAAAAACTCTTGGTTAAACGATGCCTCGGCTTTTTTGCTGGAAGCGAGTCTTTGGTTGGCAATAATTTGCTCCTTTCGGCTTTTAGATTTATTACTGATGCTGAGTGCCGTCAGTATATTTTGCGTCAAGCTTTTGAAGAAAGCCTTCATAACCTTACCGTTGTATATATTTGTGACAGTTTGGACCTTGATATCGAAGAAGTTTTTGCGGCCTACGAAACGATTCCAAGCATAAAAGCTAAAGATGATTTTTTGATGTCTATTACGAATGACATTAGTCGTCAAGATTTTGATGCTCATAGCAAAGAAGGCAAGCAAGAAATATTAAGAAATTTTTTAACATATTGGATTGTTTGTGAGGGCACTTTTTTCTTTAGTGGTTTCGCAATGCTACTTGCATTAGGCAGGCAAAATAAATTGCAAGGTATATCAGATCAAATTAAATATACTTTAAGAGATGAAAGTTCTCATATTGCATTTGGGACATACTTGATTAATACTTTAATTGAGCAGAATCCATCTATTTGGACTAAATCTATCCAAGACGAATTCGTTGACCATATTAAAAAAGCTGTTGAACTCGAAATAGCATATGCACATGATGTTTTACCCACTGGTATCTTAGGTTTGAATGCAGAAATGTTTGTAGACTATATGCATTACATAGGAAACAGAAGATTAGAGGCGATAGGGTTAGATTATCGCTTCCCAAGTGACAAAAATCCTTTCCCTTGGTTGGGCGAGGTTGTCGATGTGCAAGCTATGGGAAACTTTTTCGAGCGTAGGGTTAGAGAATATCAACAAAGTGGATCTTTAGAAGACGATTTTTAAATGTTTACTGTTGTTATAACTTTCAAAAATACTTGCCCATTTCGTTATAAGAATTTTAAGTTTCTTACGAATGTATTAGAGTTAGAGCAAATACCCTTCGTCGTAATGGAACAAATAGATCATTCCGATGAAGAAAAAGAATCGGTTTCGTATTGTAAAAATTTTACATATGTTAAAGTTCCATTAAAAGGTCATTTTAAAAAAAGCTTATTAATAAATAAATCTATAAATTTTTGCAGAACGGATTACATTTTATTTTTAGATTCTGATGTTGTTTTACCTTTTGGGCATATACAAAAGTTTCTAAATGAAAATCCAAATTCAGGAGTTATTAAGCCCTTCAAACAAATCCACCTTCTTGAAAAAACCAGCACCCAAAAATTTATAAAAGGTCTAGAAACTACTCTGCATAATGTAAAGAAATCAAATGCTTTTGGCAAACATGCAATATTAATCAAAAAAGAAATCTTTAATTCAGTAAAAGGTTTTGACGAATCGTTTGAAGGATGGGGATGGGAAGATTTAGATTTTGTAAATAATAGACTACCTAATCGATCACATGATATAATAAATAGTGTGGCTGGTGTGCATATGTACCACCCGAAATCTTCTCGCATACTTGAACGAACTAATTACGTAAAATATAAAGAGAACGGAGGCAGAAGAATACTTACCTCATTCTTGTTAGATTTTAAAAAGAATCGCATAACTGAAGAAAACTTTATTTCATTATTGAATCTTATAAAACAATTTTTAGGCAAAGCGAATTTAATCTTACTAAATGAATCTAAATGCACTTTTAAATTTAAAAAATACTTAAATGATTTTCCTCGCAATCATAAAAATTCAATTTTATTTTATAATTTTAATTATGCTTCGGGAAAAAAAGATTATAAAAATATAATTAATACAATCTTTCATTTTATAGAAGGTGCATGTTTGTGTCCAATTTTTCCTGAAACTGTATTGTCAAAAGATTTAATTCAAAAAATAATCAATAAGTCTTCAAGACTAAATCAAAATTTTGAAGATAAAAAAAACCATATAATATCTTTGTCTAAGCTTAATATTGATTTCAATAAAGGTATTCCCTATGAAAATTTTGATTATAATTATGAAAATTTTTTAAAATTATCACATGATATTAAACAAGCTCCAATAAATCATAAGGTTAATCATAATTATGGTCTTGACATAGATGATTGTATGATTTATAATTCAACAAGACAAGCTTTTCAGTATTTTTAATTTTGAAACACAACAAGAAAAAAACTATAATCAAAAACATAGTTATTGAGCCTTTAAAAAATAAGCGAGCATTTTGGCCTAAAGAAATAAAATTTTTCAATGAGCTGTTTGATATTTTCCCTCAAGAAGATTTTTGGGAGAATTTTATCCTTGAAAAGAAAATTGATTCGCTATTACTTCTCAAAGGCGAATCAGGATTAAAGAAAATTAAAAAAAAATTTCTCGAATATAATTATGTACCCCGAATTACAACTCCCATAAAACTAACAACAAAGTCTGGAAAAGATTTTAAAATAAATAACAAACCTAAAACTATAAAAGATTTTTTAGAAAATGAGTGAAGCATTAGAAAAAATAAACAATTTTCTTTCCGATAAAGAAAACAAAAAATATCATTACAATCATTACGAAGAAGAACATTATCAAATACCATCTGGTAGTATTAATTTAGATCTAGCATTGGGAGGGGGATTTCCTTCTGGAGCGCATAGATTTACTGGAGTCAATGAGGGCGGAAAGACTAGCTGCGCTTTGACTGTAGCAAAAAACTTCCAAAAACATTTTGGAAAAAAAGGCATGGTAATATATATCAGAAGTGAAGGTAGATTATCTCCAGAGGTTTTGTCTAGAAGTGGCATTGACACTAGTGAAGAAAAATTTTTCAGGTTCGATTGCAATATTTTTGAAAAAGTTTTTCAACTCATCAGAATGTTAGTTGAGGACAATGAAGAAGGTAAAAAATATATGTTTATCATTGACAGTGTCGATGCACTTTGCAGGATTGGAGATATAGACAAACCTTTTGATGAGAGTGAGCAGGTTGCTGGGGGAGCCTTGGTCACATCAGTCTTTTTAAAGAAAATGGTTTTACCAATCACAAAAATGGGCCACATGATGATCCTAACCTCTCAAGTCAGAGTGGAAGTTGCAGCTAACCCATATGCAAGCAGGGGAGGGCCAAAAGTTAAGCAGGCTGGAGGCAATGCTGTAAAACATTATTCTAATTTCATATTAGAGTTTCAAGAAAGATACTCCAATGATATTATATTCCCCAACCCAACTGCTTCTAAAATAGAAGACAAAGGTAATCCTATAGGGCATTTCTGTAAAATTATTTTTAGAAAAAGCGTGAATGAAAAGACTGGGGCTACAGTTAGATATCCAATAAGATATGGTCAAAAAAATGGCAAAAGTGTTTGGGCAGAAAGAGAAATAATAGACATGATGAAACTTTGGGGGTATATAGAGCAAAAAGGTGCATGGATATCTTTTGATTCTGAAATATTAGAATTGGCAAAATCAAAAAATGTAGAATTGCCAGAAAAAATTCAAGGTGAGAATAAACTTTTAAAATTCATAGAAGAAGATTCTAAGTTTTGCGACTTTATTCTAAAGCAAATTAATTCTAACTTTTAAATGAAATTCAAAACACTTCATGGAGGATTAAAAAGAGTTCCTAAAGTCAGAAATTATTTAATTGACTGGGAAGAGTCCAGCAGAAGCAAATTTCAGTTCCAAGCAAAACAGTTTTTCAAAGACTACTGGAAGAATCATGTTGTTTTTGAAGAATTTCCAGTTGCAGGAACTAAGCTGTCTTTAGATTTTTATAATGCTACAAAAAAAATCGCCATTGAGGTTCAAGGTGCTCAGCATAGAAAATATGTACCTCATTTTCATGGAAAAAATAAAGCTAATTATTTAGACCAGGTAAGAAGAGATCATCAAAAAGCTAATTTTTGTAAAATTAATGATATAAATTTAATAGAAATTTATGAAGAATCCGAGTTGAATGAAGAGTTCTTCAGTAAATTAAATATTATATTGAAATAGTTTTTAGTGTAATATATACTATATATATTGACACTTAAATGAAAGATAAATTCGACCCTAATCAAAACTTCAACTTTCATATTCCAGAAAGTTTTTTATCTAGATTGTATGATTTTACAGGCGATAAAAAGGGTAATGGAGGTTTTGTTTTAACATATGTAAATGACGAAGGAAAAGCTGTTGTTGTTAGTAAATCTAGTTCAGACATTATATCTATGGGCCTTAAAAAATCCATGGAGCATTATTTAATAATGTCAGAAGAAGATGAAAGCACTCTAGGCTCAGGAGAGTAAGCTAAAGTTTCTTGACATTTCGTCTTTTGTGTGCTATGATCAATTCATGTCATTATATAATTACGAAATAGAGCAACATTTTTTGGCAGGCATCTATCAGCATCCAGATTGGTTTTTTGAGGTATCTCAGTTTATATCTGATAAAGATTTTTACAATGAATATAGCTTGGTAAATCAAACTATATTTTCTTTTTTTAAAAATTGCTTAGAAAAAGGGGAATCTATAGATGCAGTTTTAATATCAGAAAGAATCAAATCCCTAGGTATCACTTTTGAAGAAGGTATTGATTGTTTAGAGTATCTTCAAAGTCTTTCGTTGAGAACTGTCACTAAAAAATCTACAATAGATTCTGCGAAAGAACTTAAAAAGTTAACAATTAGAAGGGAAATCTGTGATGTAGGAAAGTCATTGATTAGTGAAATGAAATCCTCCACGAATTCTTCGTATCAAGAAATTATAGATAAATGTGATATCATTTATAATAAAAGAATTAATTCTTACGAATCAAACACATCCTCTCCTCAAAACATTTATGACACCATGGAGGAGATTATTGAAGAAAGAGGCAATAATCCAGTAGATGACTTTGGTTTAGCTGGCCCCCATCAAAGGCTACATGAAATCTATGGGTCTTTGCTTAGACCAGGAAATATAAGTGTTATTGTTGCTAGATCTGGAATAGGTAAAACACAATTTTGTATGGATTTTTGCACAAAAGTTTCTTCTAATAATAATCATGTCCCTATTTTGCATTTCGATAACGGAGAAATGTCATACGAAGAGCTTACTATGCGTCAATGCGCTGCACTTTCTGGTGTTCAATTAAGCTTATTAGAAAGCGGAAGATGGAGACAGGCTGGAGACGAAACAGTCANCAAGATTAGATCCACCTGGAAGAAGTTAAAAGGTATGCAATTCCATTATTTCAATTGCGGAGGCATGAGCGTTGATGAAATGATTAATGTTGTAAAAAGATTTTATTTTTCAAAAGTTGGAAGGGGTAATGAAATGATTTTTAGTTTTGATTACATAAAAACCACTTTTCAAAATTCTTCCAATAAATCAGAATGGCAAGTGGTGGGAGAAATGGTCGATAGGTTTAAAAAATTAATTCAAAAAGAAATTGTTTTCGATAACCAACCTGTTATATCAATGATGACAAGTGTTCAAATGAACAGGATTGGTACAAGTCGTAATAGAGCTCCTGAAAATATAGTTGAAGACGAAACGGTGGTTTCTTTATCTGACAGGATTACTCAGTTTTGTTCCCATATGTTCATCTTAAGAAACAAAGAGCCTGCAGAAATTGCGGAGCATATGGGCTTTGGTACACATAAATTAGTTAACATAAAATCTAGACATTTAGGTCAAGATCCAATGGGTGCAATTGAGCCAGTTAGAATGCCCGATGGCTCTTTGCGCCATAATTTTATAAGTTTAGATTTTAATAATTTTAATATAACAGAGAGGGGAGACCTTAGAGATTTGGTTGAACATATGCGAGTAGATGGCCTATCCCCAGAACAGGATGGTGATGCCGATTTGCCGTTTTTATTTGATGAATAAGCAAAATGTTAAGGAAACTTTAGTTTCGTTAGGTTACAACCTTCAAGATCGTGGAGAATACTGGCAATGCTCAGCACTTTACAGAAATGGAGACAATACCACTGCCTTACAAATATATAAAGACACTGGAGTTTGGAAAGATTATGTGCAAGGAACATGTTTTATGCCTTTTAAAAAGCTTGTCCAAGTTACACTAAAAACTACAGACGAAAATGTTTTGGATAAATTTTCTAAAGAAGATTGTCCTTATGAAATAAAATCTAATTTAAACCCAGAATATTTGAAAATGGAAAAAACTTACGATAAAAAACTACTGGAAAAACTTTTACCTCATTATTCTTTTTACAAGACAAAGAATATATCCGTCAATACATTAGAGGATTTCGAAGGTGGACTTTGTACTGAAGGACAAATGTACCAAAGATTTGTTTTCCCCATCTACAATCTGAAAGGTCAAATTCATGGGTTTTCAGGCAGAAACATGAGCCCTTCCAACGATTCTAGACCTAAATGGAAGCATATTGGCATGAAGTCAAAGTGGGTTTATCCTTTTCATTTATCTAGTGATCACATAAAATTTGAAAAAGAAGTTATTTTAGTTGAAAGCATAGGGGACTGCTTAAGTTTATATGAAAATGGAGTGAAAAATTTTCTTTGCACCTTCGGCGTTGATCTTTCTCCCACTTTAATATCTTACTTAACCTCCTTTGATCTAGATAAAATCATTTTATCTTTCAACAATGATAGATCTAGTAACCTAAATCCAGGATTGCATGGATGCTTAAAGTCTTTTTTTAAGTTGATTACTTTTTTCGACTACAAAAAGATAAACATTTGCTTGCCTACAAAAAATGATTTTGGAGACATGAAAAAAGAAGATTTCGAAAATTGGAAAAACAAAAAAGAAAAAATTCAAGACAATCAAGCGGGCCTTATAATAGATCAAACAGATTTAATGATATCAAAACAATCTATGCCAAAAACTTTTCTATCAAAATTTAAAAAATTTAAAAAAAATTATGAAGGATAAAAATGTTATTCTATCTGCCAGTAAAATAAAAACTGCACAAACCTGCTCGTGGCGCTATTGGAGCAATTATGTATTAAAAATTCCACAGTCTACAAACTCAGGAGCTAGTAGAGGCTGGATATGTCATTTAATTTTTGAATTACTGGGGGACTCGAAACATAGCAAGCACTATAAATCAATTCTTAAGTCGGGAACCATTTATTCTTCAAAAGCTATAACTAGATTAGTTCATTATCATGCAAAAAAATTAGATGTTTATGACGAAGAAAATTTAGATTTGATTGATCATATGACCTTTAAAGGTTTATTGTATGATTTTTTTGGCGATACATCTTCTAAACCTACGAAGGCAATATCAGAGCAAGAGTTTAGTTTTCATGTAAATGACGATGGAAAAAACTATAAGATAAGGGGGTTTATTGACAAATTATTTTTATACAAAAGATCAAAAAAAGCTATCATTAGAGACTTTAAGACTAGCAAGCAAGTTTTCAAAGGAAAAGAAATAACAGACAACCTACAAAATTTAATGTATTGTCTGGCTGTTAAAAATTTATACCCAGAGTACACAGATGTAGAAGTTGAGTTTCTTTTTTTAAAATTTAATCTAGATTCAGATTTATTAGGAAATAAAGGTAAAGGGGTTTTATGCATGGAAAGAATATCAGAAGACGAACTTGAAGGATTTGAATATCAACTCACAGCTATGCAAGATTATTTTGAAAATTTCACAGAAGATGATGCTAGAAGTAACTTTGCTGCTTCTCAAAACTACCCAAGTGATAAAACATTTGGAGGTCCACTTGCTTGCGGTAAGCCAGGGTATAAAAAATCAAGAGGAGAATATGTTTTAGATCAAAATGGAAACAAAATCCCTAGTTTTATCTGTGAACACAGAGAGCCAATGAAATATTGGGCGGTTTTAGATAAAGATGGAAATATAAAAAAAACTTATAAAAATAAACCTTTAAATTTATGTGTAAATAAGGGTGAGACCATAGAAGAACGAGACTATAAAGGATGTCCATATTTTGTAGAAAATCAAAGTTTTCTAGTGTAATATGATGTATGGCTACACTTGTAAATAATTTTGGAGATTTAGTTTTCGTACAGGGACATTTGCTTTTAAAAGTCAAAAGTCGTAGAATAAAATTTAAAGCTGTTGAAAAAGACAACGGTTAATTGTATATGGGCACACCTATCAGAAAAGCTTCTTTTAGCTCAGAAAAAGTTAGGGTAGCTGGGTTGTATGCCCCCGCGCAAACTAAAATTGCAGCATCTCCTACTGTTTTTGTTTCGACCGCATCCGACGAGGAAAGAGGAGTTTCTTGTGCGGTTTTTGTGAATCAATATGGTCAAAAGAAAAACTATAAACCTGATCGTCGTGGTGGCTGCATAGCCTACCCAACCCAAAATGCATCTAACGAGGATTATTTTGAGTCAAAACAAGTACGATATCCAGGCGAACATTTTAAAACACCTGGGCTACACAACGGCTTCCCGTTTCCTTTAGACAAAAACAATCCTTATTTAGAATGTTATAGAGGTTATAATTCCTCAATCGCAAGCGAGCATTGGAATTATGTATCTCAATATAAAGATGGGCAACTTAATCAAAAAGTTTATACCAATCTAGGCCCCTCCATAGGAGAAGGTCATGTTAGCGGAATTTATGTAGATTCTAGTTCGTATTCAGTATCTGTACTAAATGGTGGTTACAATTTGTCTGCAAACAAAGGATATTACAGGAGGGGTAATATGGCCAAAAAAACTGTTGCTAACAATTTTTGGAATCTTGCTGCAATTGAAGTTGATTTTTTAATAAAAACCATGAGTGCGCCAAGTGAATATGAGACTGGCTATTGTTATGACCCTGAAAGTTCTTCTTCCGAAGGAGTGCAAAGAGTTAGTATGGATTATGAAATTGTAAACACTTATGACGAAGAAGCATATTTACCATCATTACGGCAATACATAGAAAAAACTGGGCAAAATATTTCACAGGAAAGTTATGACGAATTTAATGTTATAAATACTAGTGGAAGTGGCTACTCTTCTGCATTTATTCATGGTGATCCAGTTGATCCTCACGATTGTGGAATGTTCCTACCTTTAACTATTCAGCCAGAAAATACAGGAGCTTTTGTTATTTCTTTTGATTCTGGTGTTGCGAACTGGTTTTCCAGCCTTCCACAATACGGTCAAGTAGAAACTTTTAATTGCAACATGATGTTTGACTATGGAACAACGGTTAGAGATCATGAAGGTTTTACCAGAAACGGTATTGAATATAATTCTTTCGTAAATAAATGTTATTTGGTTCCTGCTGATGGATGGAAATTCAAAGTGGTCGGTTCTAAAGTTAAAGGTATTTACTATCAGTATCCATTTAACCCTAAAGAAAGAGAAATAGGAGGTTCAGATTCAAATATTGATGCAACAACTACTTTAACTGACGATCCTGTTTATTTTATGCATTCAATTCAAACTCCTTCAGAGTTTGGAGCTCACGATTTGCGTTACAATGACTTACCTTTGAATTACTGTATATTTGAGCCAAATTTAGGTAACAGCAGCAGGAGCGGAGGAGACATATACGAAACTATAGGCAAGGGCAAAAACTATATTAGACCTAAAAATCAAGCTTTAAGCTATCAAACTTTTTCTGATTTGACTTCAATATACACCATACCTTCAAATTTCAATCTTTATGGAGAAGGAGACTCTTTCTTTGCTGGAATTAGGACTGAAATCAATATGAGTCAATATGCAGCGTCTACATATCTTGAAGATACTAAAATTTCAAGCCCAACCCCGAAAAAACATATACAAAGAACTCACAGAGAGCAAGGTAGATTTTCAGCACTTGCCAAAAATTTCAAAACTCCATATTCAACAAGATTGGGTGGAAAAGTAAGTAGATATTTAAGGATAGATAATCCTCTTGCTGTAGACTGGCAAGGAGAGAGGTTAATAGAAAATGATGAGCAGGAATATATAAAAACTGATCGTTATATTATTCAAAAAACTAATAATGTTATGCCTGATAGTATACTTTACAGAGGTGGAAATAAACTCTTAGCCTCAAACGATTTATTTCCTGAGGTTACATATAGAAATATCGTATTGCCCGCATCTACTCTTGAAGCAGGGAGAACAGCGGTTCAAGTAGATTAAATGGAGATTGAAATATTATGGGAGTAGAACGTTTTTTACCTAGCATGACAATCAGCCCCCCAGGAGGCGGAGGCGATGACGATGCAATCAATGACACCCCTTCAGGTTCTGACGATGATGGTTTTGGTCAAGATACTTATGCAGGGGATAATTCAATGTATGATTCTGACGGAAACTTTATTGAAGATGTTCAAAATTATGATAATTCAGCATTAGAGGATAAAACTGATACCCAACAAGATGGTCAATCTGAAGGAACGGACACCAATACAGGCTTTAATGAAGACAACACTCAAGGTAACGATTATTGCCCTATCGATAGTGGTGGAGATCCTTCAAGTAGTGACCCTAAGGACTCTGACCCTAGCGGTGGTCCTAGTGATAATCATTCAGGAGGTCCTGATATTGCAGACGGTTATAACCCAGGCACACAAGCTAATACCGACAGTGATGCAATAGGAGACACTAGTCAAGATAATTCAGGTCAAGAGCATGGAATCGATCTTGATCAAGCTGCTTTATTAAATAATTACTCAAATTATCACTCCGTCTCTACTCATTACGAGGATTTCCAGGAAGCTTCGGAGACTCAATCTGTCATGGAATTGCAACTAGCGCCTATTTTGCATTCAGTCCCTGGGTTTAGTGACCCCAAGGAGGGTAATTTAGATGCCCTTAACGAGGCTTTGGACGAATCAAGTCTGGACCCAAATGAATATACTAATATTGGAGGAACAAATATTACTGACAACTTGAGTATACATATTGATGCTGGAGTAAATGTTGATGTGCATGCTACTTATCATGCAAGTCAATATTATAGTTCTCATCATACAGCTAGCAATTATGTTGAAGGGCAAGACACCAACGGGAATGGAAAGCATGATAGCGGAGAATACATTAATATCGAAAGGCAAAGTAACTTTACTGATCATAGCGACTTCCATGATAGCCTTAACTTTGATATTGGCGTCGATGCTGCAGCCAGAGCAAGGCTTAGATACGAAAACGATGACGGAAATTTTCAAGCAGAAGCCAGTGTAGCAGCCGACACTAATGGTAATGTATACGGAGGCTTAGGTATAGGAATAAGTTTTTATTGTTGGGTTGCTAGAGAAATTTATGGAGTTAACAATCCTAATTGGATAATTTTTAGAGAGTGGCTTAGTTATGAAACGCCAAATTGGATACTAAAACTTTACATAAAGTACGGAATCTATATAGCAAAATTTATAAGCACAAAACCTTTGTTAAAATCTTTTATTAAAAATTGGATGGATGCAAAAATTTCAACTTATGAAAAGAAAAGAATTAATAAGTAAAAGACTAAACATTCTTTCTATTGAATTGCATAAAGAGCTGTTCGAGTCTAAGACCATGCGAAAATTTAAAAACATGCAAGCGATTGTTCAGAACGCTCAAGATAAAGACGATAATGTTAATTACGACATTGGTCCCAGTTTATACCCAAATAGACAACCTACAAAATCTCATTTAAAATATTTAGAAATTTATTCAAACCAAAGCTAAAAAAAGGAGGTAAAAATGAATATATTATTACTGATTTCTGCGATATCTTTGTCCAGTATTGCAGCATATTTCAGCATCATAGGACTTGCGACAATATTTCCTGGCTCAATAGAGTCTGTTATCACCATGGCCCTAGGCCTTGAGGTTGCAAAAATAATTGTCGCAGTATGGACTCATCAAAATTGGAAAAAAATCTCTGTTTTATCTAAAACATACCTTTCATTTGCTATTTTTATATTGATGGGTATAACCAGCATGGGTATATTTGGCTTCTTAAGTAAATCCCACATAGAACACTCTTCTAGTTCGTCTTTCATTACCCAAGAAGTTTCTGAAATAGATAGAAAAATTCTTTTAGAAAATGAATCCATCAATAGAAACAAGGATTTAATAGAAGAAGAAAAGAAAAAGCTATTTTTCGATGATGATCAAAATGATGTAGTAAAAAGCAATTTGCTTTCTACTATAAAAGACTTGCAAGAAAGAACTGACATTGAAATTAAAAGCCACAACGAAAAAATTGATAAAGCTAGAGCTAGATTACAATATTTAGATTCAGAAATATCAGAAATTCGAAAACAAAAAGAAGGTTTCTTTTCTAGTACATCTAGTAAAATTAAAAAATTACAAGAACAACAATCTTCTGAAAGAAGCCAACTGTCTTCTCAAATTTCAAAACTAGATGATTTAATTCTTGAAGCTCAAGGCCTATTAAAGATAAAGACTGAAGAATTAAGAGTCAAGATAAATGAACTTGATAGTTCCAAGAGTATTAAAGATAAAGATTTATCAATGATAAATGCATATGAGCTAAAGATATCAAATTCTTTATCTTCTATAGAAAATTTAAATTTAAAAAAATTTGAATTAGAGAATAAAATATTAGTGTTAGAAAACGAATTGGGCCCTATAAAATATATTTCTGAATTCATAAATGAAATGGGAGGTCCTAAAATGGATGCTTCCTCTTCCGTAAGACTTGTTATTTTATTTATTATTTTTGTTTTTGATCCTCTTGCTATAGTCATGGTTGTATGTGCTTCTAGTTCTATCATAAATAAGAGAAACAGGCGGATTAATATCGAGGAAAAGCTTAAAACCGTAGAGCCTCCTAAGCCTGTAGAGCGAACTAAACCCGTGGAGCAGCCTAAACCCGTGGAGCAGCCTAAACCCGTGGAGCAGCCTAAACCCGTGGAGCAGCTTAAACCCGTGGAGCGGCCTAAACCTGTAGAGAAACCTAAACCTGTAGAGAAACCTAAACCTGTAGAGCATAAAACTCTTCCTACCTTGAACAAGCCTGCAGAAACAATGCTTTCTAAGCATATAATAATTAAAAAAGAAGACTGATTTTTAAAGTTTTATTTTTTTTCAAAAAGCCCCTCTTAGAGGGGTTTTTTTTTGATTGACTTTTGGTTTATAAAAAGGTATAATGGCTCATTAATCTAAATGATACCATTATTTAAGTCAGATTTTTCTATAGGCAAAAGCATTCTTAGGGTAGATAAAAAATCTTTTGAAGAAGATCATCCTTCAAGTATATTTAAAATTCTAAAAGAAAATTCTATTAACAATCTAACATTAGTTGAAGACTCAATGACAGGCTTCCTTGAGGCCCAAAAAAACTGTGAAGACCTTAATGTAAAACTAATTTTCGGACTAAGAGTTACGATACCATTAAAAAATAACCATCACAAAATAATTATTTTTTCCAAAAATAAAACGGGATGCCAAGATCTTTGTGAGATATCTACATATTTCAACACCAAAGATAAACAATTTTTGAATTTTAATGATCTATCTAAAATGTGGACAAAAAATTTATTGCTTGCAATACCTTTTTATGACTCTTTTATATTTCAAAACATAATGTATTTTTTGAATATAAATTTAAATTTTAATTTCTGTGATCCAGTATTTTTTATAGAAAACAACAGTTTACCTTTTGATCGTTTAGTGAAAAATAAAGTAGCAAAATTTTGTGATTTAAACAATTATAAATCTCTCTGCACCAAAAGCATTTATTATAATAACAAAGAAGATTTTAGCGATTTTCAAACATACAAATGTATTTGTAGCAGATCTTTTTCCAGATCAGTTAGTATTGAGTCTCCTAATTTAGACCATTGCTCTAGTGATCAATTTTCATTTGAAAGTTTTTTAAACAATGAAGTCTCTTAAATATTCTGAAATTTGCTTAATACCTGATTACAGCGAGGTTCATAGCAGGTCCGACTGTGATCCTTCTGTAAACCTTTTTGGGAAAAAATTCCTACTACCGATTATTCCTGCCAATATGAAATCTGTAATAGATATGCATACTTGTGAGTGGATGAGTTCGCACGGATTTTTCTATATTATGCATCGATTTGATCGTGATTTACTTGAAGATGTGGCTAATGCTCAAGACTGGGACAACATCTCACTTAGTGTTGGGGTTAAGGCTTCAGATAAGATGGCAGTTCAACAAGTTAGCAAGAGAGGTTATCGGGTCGATTATTTAACTATTGACATTGCTCATGGCCACTGCAAAAGAATGAAGGGGATGATAGCTTGGATTAAGAAGTATCTCCCTAATACAAAAATTATCGCTGGGAATGTTGCAACACCAAATGCCGTTGCTGACTTGTCTGCATGGGGCGCAGACATCATAAAAGTGGGGATAGGACAAGGATCACCTTGTACAACTAAAGACAAAACAGGCTTTACTATGCCTATGTTTTCATGTGTTTCTGAATGCTCTAATGTTTCATTTTCAAAAGAAGAGGGTTTTATGATATCAGAAGCTTCTACGATAGAAGATTTTGATATACCATCTAAAATTCCAATTATAGCTGATGGCGGAATAAGATGTAATGGAGATGTAGCTAAAGCAATTCGTGCTGGAGCATCTATGGTGATGGCTGGAAGCTTATTTGCATCCTGCTCAGATAGCCCAGCTTCCACAATAGAGATAGAAGGTGTTAAGCACAAAGCTTACTTTGGTTCTGCAAGTGCAGAAAACAAGGGTCACAAGAATCATATAGAAGGAAAGCTTAATAAAATTACTGCCAGTGGAATGACCTATGGAGAAAAACTTAATGAAATAACTCAAGATCTACAAAGTGCAATTAGTTATTCGGGTGGAGACAAGTTACTTTCTCTAAGAAATGTTCGCTATGAAATTACATGAAAAGCTCTTTGTTAAGATTTAAAAAAGATCAAAAATATTTGGTTTTTGATTATGAAACATGCAACTTAAATTTAAGTCCTCATGAAAATAAGCCCTGGCAACTTGGGTTTATTACTTGTGAAGGTAATAAAGTGATAGATAAATATGATCTTTATATATCTTGGGACACGATCAATGTATCTCCAGATGCCGCAAGAATAACAGGTTTTTCAAAGTCTAAATACGATAAAAATAAAAAAGATGCCTTGGAGTGCTTGAATAAATTTGAAAAATATTTGTATGATGATAGTTATTTAATTATAGGTCACAATATTTTAGGTTTTGATGTCTATATACATTCAATTCATAGAATTTTATGTGGAAAAACATATGATTATAGCTACATTAATAGAGTTATAGACACTAATTGTTTGGCTAGGTCAATCAAAAATCAAGTTTCAAATTCTGAAGAAGATGATTTATTGTCATTTCAATACAAACTTTTGAATTTAAGAACTAAAAATATTAAAACCAACTTAAAACAGTTATGTAAAGATTATCAAATTATTTTCGATGAAACTAGACTACATGAAGCTCTTTACGATGTAGAAAAAACCTTTGAAGTTTTTCATTCAATGATATGGACAAAAGAAATATAGATTTTTACAGTAATTTTTCTGATTACAATGGTTGCAGACCGCCAGGAGTACTTCTCCCCAAGATTAAAATTGACAAAAAGTACCTTTCAAAATTTAATGTAAATGAAGAAATTAGCAACTTTGATTTCTTAAATTTGCTGTGTGAAACATCCCTTAAAGAAAAGGGTATAGAAGATCTTCCTAATATCAAAATTTACAGAAATAGATTAAACTCAGAACTGTCCACACTAAAAGAGCTTGGTTTCATTGACTATATATTATTAAACTGGGATATAATAAATTTTTGCCACGAATCTAATATCCCCACAGGCCCAGGAAGAGGCTCTGCGGCGGGCAGTTTAGTTTTGTATTTAATAGGGGTAACTAAAGTTGACCCAATTAAGTATGATTTATTTTTTGAGAGGTTTGTGTCCAAAAGCAGAGCAAAAAAAATTGAAAAAGATGGATTGACATTTCTAGACGGCAGCTTACTTGCAGATGTTGATAATGACATTGCATACGAACATAGACAAAAAGTTATAGATTATATAGAAAAAAAACACCCTTCTCGTACTGCTAAAATATTAACACTAAATACTCTTAGCGGAAAATTATGCATCAAGGAATGTTCTAAAATCGTAGGCGGATTTTCCGAGAAAGACGCAAATGCAGTTAGTGATTTAGTCCCTAAAGAATTTGGGAATGTAATGAAGCTAGAGGATGCATATGTTTCAGAAAAAAAATTAAAAGATTTCTTTGACAAAAATCAAAAAGTAAAAAAAGTTTCTTTTCAACTAGAAGGTTTAAAGAAAAACACGGGAGTCCACCCTTCAGGAATCGCCATTTCTTGCAATAAAATTAGCACAATATGTCCTTTACAAACAACCAATGATGGATCTTTAGTAACCTCTTATGATATGAATTGGGTCTCAGAGCTTATGGTTAAATTTGATATTCTTGGTTTAAGGACTTTGTCTGCTGTTTACCAAACCTGCAGGATGTTAAATTTAGATCCTGTGGAAATAGATTTGTCAGACCCATCTTTATACATACCCTTTGATGATCTTACCTCGCCTCAAGGTTTATTTCAAATTGAAGCTTATTCAAATTTTTCTGTATGCAAAAAGATAAAACCTAAGACTTTAGAGCAATTAAGTGCAGTTATTGCTATAGCTAGACCTGGAGCTATGGACTTTTGCGATTTATACAAAGATTATGTTTCAACAAATATACCACAAAGTATTCATAGTTTTTTTGATGAAGTTTTGAATTATACAGGCGGCATACCCCTCTACCAAGAACAATTAATGAAGATGGCTGTAAAAGTCGGATTCACTTTAGAAGATGCCGAAAGTTTAAGAAGAATAGTTGGCAAGAAAAAGTTTAAGGAGATGCCAAAATGGAAAAAGAAAATATCCACAAAGATAAAATCTAAAAAATTAGAAGAAAAAATTGGGGATGTTTTATGGAAAGTTGCAGAAGATAGTGCTAATTATTCTTTCAATAAAAGTCACTCTATATCTTATGCGATTCTTTCAGCATGGACATGCTATCTTAAATTTAAGCACCCAAAAGAATTTTTTCTAAGTTTGTTAAAAATGACTAGCTTTGAGCCAAATCCGCAAGAAGAAATAACAAAAATATCCAAAGAGCTTTCTAATTTTGGAGTAGAACTTTTGCCGCCTGACTTAGCTAAATCTGAAATCGACTTCTCGATTGAAGGTGAAAATATTAGATATGGATTAAATAGCATAAAGGGTATTAGTTCTAAGTCACTAGAGTCATTAAAAGATTTCATTAAATCAGAAACCCCTAATAAGTATGAAATTTTCTTAGCCGCTAAAGAAAGCAAGCTTAATATAGGAATACTTTCCGCATTGATTCAAGCTGGAGCATTATCTTCTTATAAAACAAATAGAGCTAGATTAGTTTTAGAGGCTCAAGTTTTTAACTTACTTACAGATAGAGAAAAAAGAATTTTCATTAAAATCGGCGATAAATACAACTATGATATTTTAAATTCAATCCATGATTGTGTAACAAATAATCTTTTAGGTGAAGACAAAAAACCTATAATGAAAGACTCTAGATTTGCCACATTAAAATCAAAATATTCTTCGTACAAAAAAATATATGATCAAAATAAAAATTACGAAGATTTTGCTAATTGGTATTTTGAAAAAACATTATTAGGTTTTAGTTATAGTAAAAATTTGGTTGATTGCTTTAATAAAACATTGAATTTGAATCAAACATTTAAATTCCATGAGTTTTCTTTAAATTCAAAAAATAAATATATTGGTTGTGTTGAAGATGTTTTTTATGGAAAAAGCAAAAAAGGAAATGATTATATGAAGATAGTGTTAGGTGACGAATTTGGATCTATTAATGCTATCATGGTCGACGGAAGAAATAAAAACCTTACAAAATATCAATTAAATAATAAAATTCCAGAAAAAAATAACATAGTAATAGCTTATGGATCTAAAGGTGAAGATGTTTTATTTTTAGAAGAGTTATCCATTGTTGATGAAAAAATATATATGAAAATGTCTGACTTAAAATAATGAGTAAATTTAACCTAACTCCAAGAGTCCAAAGAGCGATTTTAATCGCTAAAGAAACTGCACTAACTTTAAACTCAGAAAAGGTCACGTTAGAGCATTTGATATTTGGAATTCTAGACATCAAGCAATTCACGATATTAAATTTTTTTGAACACTTTAATATTCCTATTGATGATTTTGCCACTTTTTGTTTCAATAGCATAGAGGCTAATTTCACTAAAAGAAAAGCAAGTGCTATAAAATTTTCTAAAGAGTTTAAAGAAATTTTCATACTATCAAATAATTTCTGTTCTAGCATGAAGCATGAATACATCGGTATTGAACATATATTTTATACCTTATTAGCTTCACCTTGCTCTCCTTTACCCAATCTTCTAAAAGTTTTTAAAGTCTCGCCTATAGAGGCTAAAAAATATTTACAAAATTGTTTAGAAAACCCAAAAGATGAAACCTTGCAATCTTTCTCTAAGGAAATTTCACCTGAAGAAGAGCTGCAAGATTTACCACCGCCACAACAGCCCAACTCTTGCCTGGAGCTTTATGCAAAAAACTACAATACTTTGGCGTTAAGGGGTAAGTTTGACAAAGTCTATGCAAGAGATTTAGATATAGAAAAAATTTCTGAAATTCTTTGTAGAAGAAAAAAAAATAACCCTATACTAGTCGGAGCTCCTGGCACAGGAAAGACTAGCTTAATAGAGGGTTTAGCCCAAGCTATTGTTTCAGGGAAGTCAACTTCATTCTTGTCTAGCAAGATTATATACGAACTCGACCTTGCAAGCATGATAGCAGGCACTAAATATCGAGGTCAATTCGAAGAAAGAATTAAAAATTTACTCAATGAAGTAAAAAACAATCAAAATGTAATATTATTCATAGATGAGATACACAATATTGTAGGTGCTGGAAGTGCGGAAGGCACAATGGATGCCGCAAACATACTTAAACCAGCCTTAGCTAAGAACGATATTAAGTGTATTGGCGCAACAACTTTCAAGGAATATAGAAAATTTATACAAAAAGATAATGCTTTAGAGCGCAGATTTGAAAAGATAGATATTAATCCGCCTTCAGCATCAAAAACATATTCTATTCTTTGCGAGATCATCTCGCAGTACGAAAAATTTCATAATGTTATATATAGAAAAAATGCATTAAAACTTGCTATTGATCTTTCAGTTAGGTACATAAACGACAGACAACTTCCCGATAAAGCGATTGATATTATTGATCAGGCTGGATCTAGAGTAAAAATTAAAAATTACCACAGACCTAAAGCCGCAATAAAAATAGAGCAAGAGATAGAAGATTTGATGAGGAAAGAAGATTTAAATATAGGAGATCCTGATTTTCTAAAGTCAAAACAAGATAAGCTTATAGAAAAATACAAAAAAGTTTTAAAAAACTGGGAAACATCATATAAAAACAAAAAGTTTTATGTAACAACAAAAGAGATTTTTGAAGTCATTGCTTCGAGAACAGGAATACCTTATGAGGTTATTTCAAAAAATAGTAACGACATACTATTTAACCTTAAAAAAGATTTAAATAAAAAAGTTTTTGGTCAAAATGAAGCTTGTGATTCTGTATCAGACTCAATAATCAGATCCAGGTTAGGTTTTTCAGATCCAAACAAACCCATAGGCTCTTTCCTTTTTTTGGGACAAACTGGAGTTGGCAAAACCTTCATGGCTAAGTGCTTGGCTGAAACTTTTTTTGGCAGCCCTGATAGTTTGATATCGATTGATATGTCTGAGTACGCTGAAAAATCAAATATTTCTAGAATGATTGGCTCCGCCCCAGGTTATATAGGATATGATGAAGGAGGGCAATTAACCGAAAGAGTAAAGCAAAGACCTTATTCTGTAATTCTTTTTGATGAGATTGAAAAAGCTCATCCAGATGTTTTGAATATATTACTACAAGTTTTAGAGGAAGGTAGGTTAACTGACAATACAGGAAGATTTACTAATTTCTCAAATTGTATAATCATAATGACTAGCAATATTGGAGCCTCTAAATTAACCAATCCAACCAGCCTTGGTTTTGCTCAATCTAAACCCGCTGACTTTATAAAAGATAGCGTAAAATCAGAAGTTGAAAAAATTTTATCGCCAGAGTTAATCAACAGAATCTCTGAAATAATACCTTTTAGTTGTTTTAATTATGAAGACATTAAAAAGTTTGCTGATTTGAAGATTTTGGAGTTAAAAAAGAAATGTTTATCTAAACATAAAGTAAAATTAAACCTCTCTGAAGACACTATTAATTCTATTGTAAAAGAATGTTCTGATTTAAACATGGGATTAAGACCAATCGAAAGAATATTACAAAAGAAAGTGGAAAGTCAGTTGTCTTCTTTTATTATAAACAAGAAAGAAAAAGAATTTTTTATATAAAATGAATAATCGAAACGAAAACGAAGATCAAGGACCTAAACGCCAATTAGTTAGGGTTGTAAAAGATAGAGTGATTGAATACCACGATATACCCCCAACTTACAGAAAAAAAGACTGGGTTATGATTGAGTCAAATAAAAGTACGGAAAACTTTTTTAAAAAAAGTGGGGTTTCTTTAAGCAAAGATCTTGCTATAATGGCAGTAGTAGATTCTGAAACTAAAGAGCTAGCTCAATTGATGGCTATACCAACTGGAGAGGAATCTCCAGTTGAGTATATTTTCCCCAATGCAGATGAAGCAAAAAATTTCATTCAGCAAAACAATATCAAGCCATCTACCAGCGTTGTTCCTGATGAATTCAAGAAGCAGATATCTGATTTCTTTGAAGGTAAGATTTGTTTTTTTGAAAATGCAAAAGCTTTATTCGATGAATATCTAAGAGAAAGAGATTCCATCGAGAATTTCAATCCCCTGAAAGCTAGAAATTTAGTAAGAGAATACGAATACAAAATTATCGATATCTTATTTCAACAAATCCAATAATAAAATCTATGTCTATTCAAATATACAAACCAAACAGTAAAAATGCTGGCTCCGCCTTTACATTCTCAAGCAGTTTAGATAAGAACTCTTCTGAACCTGTATTTTACATTAGTGCTATCGCCCAATACTCATGGAATGAAGACAAGAAAACTGGTTCTTTTTCTGGAAATTCAAAAAACCCAGAGAAAACAATTAATGTAAAAATTACACCATTTGAAGCTGGAGAATTCATTAGTGCATTTAATGATCGAAGAGATTATAATACTTTTCATTCTTATGGAGGATCGAATACAACTATTAAATTTTCTCCTTGGGATAAGAATAGTAAAATTTCAAAATACAATCCTTCCTCTAAATCTTTTGAGGATCAACCTATTGTGTTGCCTTGTTTTGGTGTGACTCTATCTAAGGGAAAATCAAATTCTATCAAGATAGCGCTAGAACCAGGAGAAGTCGAAGTAATTAAAATTTTACTCCAAAATTTCTTGTCTTCTTACGTGTCTTTCAAAAGCCAAAACCAAAACACTTTCAAACCCACAGAAAATACTAATCAAGAAAATTCTGAAGAAGATTCTGAAGAGGCTCCTTTTTAATATGGAAAAAAAGAAGAAGATATTATATCATTCAAACTTCTCAAAAATATTTACTGGTTTTGGGAAGAATGCAAAAAATATATTATTACATTTATACAAAACTGGCAAGTATGATTTGGTTGAACTTAGTAATGGCACATCACAAGGCCACCCAGAATTAAAGACTAGGCCATGGAGATGTATTGGAGGTATACCAAAAGACCCTCAAGTAATTGAACAGATCAATAAGGACCCAAATCTTTCTAGATCTGCTCAATATGGGGATTTAGTTATTGATGATGTAATTAAATCCGAAAAACCTGATATTTATCTTGGGGTAGAAGATATTTGGGGGCTATCTTCCTTTACAAAAAAACCCTGGTGGAATAAAATTAATTGCATTGCTTGGACTACGCTAGACAGCTTACCCCTCTTGCCAGATGCTGTTTCTGCAGCTCCTAAAATCAAAAATTATTATGTCTGGGCATCGTTTGCCTCTAAAGCTATGGCTAAGCTTGGGCATGACCATGTAAAAACCTTAAGGGGCGCAGTAGACCACAGCAACTTCAAAAGACTTAGCGAAGAACGTAGACTTCAGTTAAGATCTAGTTTCTCCATTGATCCCAAAAGTTTTGTTGTTGGTTTTGTTTTTAGAAATCAACTTAGAAAAAGTGTCCCAAACTTACTTGATGGTTTCTTAGAGTTTAAAAAAGAAAACCCATTTTCTAATGCTAAATTACTACTGCATACTAATTTTGCTGAAGGGTGGGACATACCTAGATTTCTTCAAGAAAAAGGGATAAACCCAGCTGATGTACTCTGTACATATTTCTGCCCAAAGTGCAAAAATTATGAAGTCAAACCTTTTCAGGGGATGAATTTAGATTGCAGATTTTGTGGGGCTAAAAATTCACAAAACACTGTTAATATATCAGATGGAGTTAACGAGGAACAGTTGAATGAAATTTACAACTTGATGGATGTGTATTGCCACCCTTTCACGAGCGGAGGTCAAGAAATCCCAATTCAAGAAGCTAAACTTACTGAACTTATTACATTAGTTACAAATTATAGTTGCGGAGAAGATTGTTGCACTGAAGAAAGTGGAGGCTTACCGCTTGAATGGGCTGAATATCGAGAGCCTGGGACCCAGTTTATAAAGGCTAGCACTAGGGCTTCTAGCATTTCTAGAAACTTGAAAAAAGTTTTTAACATGAAAGAGGACAAGCGAATCGAAATGGGTAAAAAATCAAGAGATTTTGTCTTAAATAACTACTCAGTAGAAGTCATCGGTAAAAAACTTGAAGAAATCCTTGATAATCTACCTGATCATTCTTACGACTTTTCTTTCGAGCCTGAAAAAAGAGACCCAAGCTACAATCCTCCAGAAATTAAAGATGATGCAAAATGGTTAATAGATATATATAAAAATATATTAAAAGTAGACCTTGACGAAAATGACTCNGGTCACCAGCATTGGATGCAAGCCTTATCAGAAGGCCGAAGCAGATCCAGCATCCTAGATTACTTTCGATCTGTTGCAGCACAAGAGAATCAAAAAAACTCCCAAAAAGAATCTGTTGACTTTTCTAAAGTAATCTCGAATGAAGGCAATAAGAAAGCTTTATTTGTAGCAACATCAAACATTGAGTGTGTTTTCTTTTCTTCTATGTTTTTAAAATCATTTAAAGAATCGAATCCTGATTGCGATATTTTCTTTGCTACAAAATTAGAATTTTTTGAAATTGTAGCATGCAACTCTAACATATACAAAACAATAAAATATTCTAAAGAAATGAATGATCATTTGGGTATGCTAGGGGGCATGGGTAATTCTATAAAATATTTTGATTATTACATTAATTTTGATTTAATTGATGCAAAAGCAATAGACAGCATCGGAATACCCAATAAAAATTTTAGTACAAAAAATTTAGCAAAATGAACAAACTAGATTCATACGCACTGCAGTCGGCACTTAAACTGAACAGCCCTGACATTAACGAATGTTTTACACCAGTTTGCGAGAATAAATATATTACATTTGATATAAATCCATCCAAAAACTCGTCTTTCTACTTTCATTGGCAGCAGGTGGTTGATTTAATTTATCCAAAATTAAAAGAGCATGATATATCTATTTTGAAAGTGGGAGAACCTAATAGCCCCATGATTGATAACACAATCAATCACTCAGGCAAAAACTTTAATCAAACTGCTTACATTATTAAAAGATCCTTGCTTCATTTTAATTGTCTAAATTATTTATCCTATTTGTCTTATTTTTCTGACACAAAGTTAGTTTGTTTATTTTCGTGTTTTAATTCTGATTATTTTGGTTTACCAATCAAAGATGGTTGCGCATTTGTCGAATCCCCCAAAGGGGAAATGCATGCTTCATTGGACGTCAACGAACAAGAAAAGACAATAGATAAAATAGATCCATCTCATGTTGCATCGAAAATACTAAATGAACTTGGCATCAAGCATGACCTAGATAATTATAATATGGTGCATTCGGGAGATTCAGCTCACATGAAAATGATAGAAGTCATACCTGATTTCGATTGTGCTGATGACTTTTTTCCGAAATGTGTATTGAACATACGTGCCGATCTTAATTTTGATGAAAATAAAATAATTTCCTTTTGTAGTAGAGGCAGAAGGATTGGACTAATAACATCCCAACCTTTTTCAGTCAATTTCCTTTATGCGTGCAAAGGCTCTGTAGATAAGTTAGTTTATCGAATCGAGAATTCAATCGACAAAGATTTTTTATTAAATTTAAAAAGATTTAATATTAATTATCAACTTGTTTGTTACAAGAAAGATATCATAAATAAAATAAGAAGTCAGTTCATAGACGAAGATATAGAATATATTCATATAAATAAAAACATGCTTGACAAAATCGCTAAAATATGCAAAAATAGTGTTTTTAAAACTTCGAAAACCATGTATTCAAAATCTGGCAAATATGCATCTAAAGCTCACTGGATTGTAGGTAAGCAATTAGAAGAGTATAACCGCATTTTGGATACAAACGATTTCTGGGAAGACCAAGATTTTTATTATATTTATGAGCACACGACAAACAAATAAAAGATTAAAAGCAATCGATCTATACTCAAGAGATGAGTATGGATTACTATCCAACATAGATTATTCATTTAATGAAGATGGATCTATAGACTGGAGGTCTATGGTTAAGGATGAACATTTATTTCCTAACAAAAGTTGGTTTGATTCAAGAAAAAAACCTTTGCCTAGGAGCATCGAAGGACTTGGAGATCATCAATTGCTAATAAAGCTTAGTGGAATCAAAGAATTAGCAAAACTTAGAGGCTTTGATTCGGTTAGCTATGAAACTGTAAAATGCGAAAAAGATCATGTCGCTGTGATTTGTACAATATCGTTTTTGCCTAACTATGAGACCGCTAATCAGCCTATAGTATTTCAAGACATGGCTAATGCTACATTAAACAATACTAGCAGTTTTGCTACAAAATTCTTAGAAACAATTGCATGCAACAGAGCTTTTGTTAGATGTGTTAGAAATTTTTTAAATGTACATATTGTTGGGGATGATGAAATAGATAAATCAGACGGATCTCCAATAAAAACCATGGCTGATTCTTCGGCTCTATCCCCACAAGGAATGCTAAAAACTCTTTGTTCTGATCATGGTATTTTGGATTTCGATGGTTTCTTAGAGAAGCTAAGGAAATGGTATAAAGATGGAGTCTATGATTTTAAAAAACACTCTGTAGATCCATCATCTTGGTTTGATTTTAATGATGTTCCGCCAAAGCAGGCTAGAGAGTTCATTAAAATATTAAAAAACAAATGAGGCGAGTTAATTATTTTGATCTAGGGCTTCATGTAGGTTATGAATTAAATGATTTTATATCAAAGATATTTCCTTCTCTAAATATTTCGGATTATCACTGCTATGGTTTTGAAGCATGCAAAAAGTTTGCTCAATATAACGTTGAGAGATTCTCGGGCTTCCCGAATGTAAATATTATACATAAAGCCATATCAAACAAACATGGTGATAAAATAAAACTTTATCATGTCGATAAAAATTTACAACCAGGAGAAGTAGGTCATTCCATATTCAGAACAAAACATAATGTTACAGATGAATTCGAAGAAGTTGATTCTGTAGTTTTTTCAAAGTGGATAAAAGAAGAAGTTCCTTCTTTTGATAGTGATTTCAATATAATGAAAGTTAACATAGAAGGAGCTGAATATCCTTTATTTAAAGACATGGTTGATTCTGATATATTAAAACACTTCCCATTAATTATAGGCGCAGGTCATGATGTAGATAAAGTTTCTGAACTTGATTCAGAAGAATATTGGAATTTAATAGAAAAAAACAAAATCAAGCTCCATAGATACATTTCAGATTGGAAGCCAGAAAGAAATGTTGATGTCGCATCCTTGTTAAGGTTTCATATTTAAAATTTAAAATGAATGTTTTATATAAAACCAAAGTGTATTTGGTTGGCCATATGCAATATAAAAATGGTCGCAGCTGGAGAGATCAAGTCTCTAGAGCTTTAAAACCACTTAATATTACATGCTTTGATCCTTATAAAAAACCATTTGTTAAAGACATTGATGAGGATGAGAATGCTCGAAAAGAAATGCTATCGTCTTTAAGTAATAAAGATTACGATTCAGTAGCTGAAAAAATGAAAATTATTAGATCTTACGATTTAAATTTAGTTGATCGATCTGATTTTATAATAGCTCATATATACCCTGATGTAGCATCGTGGGGCAGTGCAGAAGAAATAGTTACAGCTGTACGTATGAAAAAACCTATATTTATTAGCATTGAAGGAGGAAAAAAGCAAACTCCTCTTTGGTTGCTTGGAATGGTGCCCCATAAATATATATATAATTCAATTGAAAACACACTTGAAATGATAAAATCTATTGACTCTGGACGTCAGGAAATTGATTCTGAAAGATGGAGATTATTAAGGAAAGAATACAGATGAATGCTTTGTCTTTATTTAGTAATGTTGGATTTGGAGAAGTTTATTTAAAAACTTTAGGCGTAAATGTTGTTGTTGCAAATGAATTAGAGGAAAATAGATGCGAGCTTTATCAAGATCTTCACCCTGATTCAAAAATCGTTTGCGGTGACGTGTGTGACCCAGAGGTTAAATCAAATATATACGACAGTATTCCAGACTCACTAAACGGAATAGATTTAATTATTGCAACGCCGCCTTGTCAAGGTATGAGTGCGGCTAATGCTCTAAAAAATAAAAGTATTCATAGTTACAATGATCCAAGAAATAAATTAATTATTCATGCTTTAGAAGTTTTTAATGACCTACTTCCTGATTACATGCTAATAGAAAATGTTCCAGGAATGGCTACAACTTTCATTGATACAGGTTCGGAGGTGATTAATATTATTGATTACATAAACAGCCAGTTGCCTTCTGACTATAAGATGAATTACAAAATTTTAGATTCCAAAGATTACAATACTCCACAATCAAGAAAAAGATTTATAGGTTTGATATCTAAAGGTGGCGACTGGAAACACCCAGAACCTAACACCAATACAATCTCAACTAGGGATGCAATAGGCCATCTACCTTCTTTAGAGTCTGGACTTAATTCTGCCTTACCTTGGCATTATGCAAAAAAACATAATGAAAATCATGTCATTTGGATGAAAAATACTCCAACAGGCCAAACAGCATTTAACAATAAAATTCATTACCCTAAGAAAGATGGAAGAAGAATTAAAGGTTTCATGACTACTTATAAAAGAATAGAATGGGATAAGCCATCTCCTACTGTAACTATGTGCAATGGAGCAATTTCAAGCCAAAATAATGTTCACCCAGGAAAATTACTCGCTGATGGCACTTATTCAGATGCTAGAGTCATGAGTGTCAGGGAGTTAATTATCCTATGTGGATTGCCTGAGAATTATCTAGATAATTTAGAAGGCAAATATAGCGAAAGTTTTATTCGCAAAGTGTTAGGAGAGTGTTTTCCTCCTAAAATGTGCCTTGAAATGGTAAGAAATATAAACAAATGAAAATATGCTTCATAACATCTTTGTTTGGAGACCAAATTTCTACATCCTGCCGAATAGGATCTTTTAAAAAAAATCCTAAATACGACTATATAGTTTATTCAAATTTTAAATTAAATACACAATGGTCTTTAAGAAATGTAAAGGAAGATTTCTTTACTAATTTAAGTAAAAATTATGAGAATGTTAGATTACAAGAAGCGAACAAAAGTATTTGCATATTAAACGCTAAAAAATCAAGGTTTCCAAAATTTCTGTGTTGGAAAATTTTACGGAAATATGATTTTATTTTTTATTGCGATAGTTGGCTTAGCCCCATACCTGATTATGACTGGGAGAATCTTGCTAGATCAATATCTAAAAGCAAAGCTGGATTTGGATTGAGCCCACACAGAGATTCCTCGGTCGTAAATGGTGGAATAAATGCCGAAGTTAAAAATATTATTAGATCAGGCAGAGATAGCGAATCAATTATGGAAACATCAATAAATTTTTTAAAAAATTTAAATAAAAATGTCTCATTTGATTTTAGTCAGTATTTTGAAAACACAGTCATAGGATATAATCCCAATAATACTACATACAAAAAGCTTTCTTCTTTGTTTTGGAAATACTATTCTAACCAATATTTGTCTTATAGAGATCAACCATTATTCAATTTTCTATTATTGAGTGAGGGGATTGACCCATTCAGTACAACTGCTTTAAGAGCAAATGGTGATTTATTTAAAAAAACTGGATCTGGTTGGAGGAATTTTTTATGAAAATTGTTAAAAAATTGAAACATGCCAAGTTCACTTATGATGAAGAAAATAAAAAATTCATAATTGAAACTGACTCTGATAAAGAAAACGACGCTGATAGTATACAGCTAAATAAAGTATATGCTTTTGCTTTTATGCGTTTTGTTGTTCGAGTAGCTCAAAGAAACTGGATGAGAGATAAAAAAAGTATTGACAAAATGGATGATGTTATGATAGAATTAGAATCAGATCAGAAAATAGATCAAAACCAATTAACAATGTTCGAAGAATAATTATGAATATAAAATCTTGTCAAATAGTTTATGCCTCTTCGGTAGAAGAATTTTTTTATAAAGAATCAGACATTCCTGTATCTGAAGGTCAAGCTGTCGGAGTAGACTTAGAAATCGAAGACGAAGTTGTGTTTGTGTTGTTGGATGAAATTTATTGGTCAGATGAAAAATAAAAAATATCAATCTAATCCTGTTTTTGAATATAGAATAAAATATAATGCAGGCTTAGAACATAGTGCAATGGACAGCTTCCACTATTATATGTCAGAAAGTGCTGATGATGCCCTGATATCTCACGATTCAATGTTAACCAAAAAAAATCTTAATGTACAAAACATCTCAATTGAAAAATTCAACCCGTACTCAAAGCAATGGGAATTCGAAAGATCTTTGCTTTAGTTTACCGTTTGATTTTGATACTGAAATAAGTAAAATTCAAGGTCAGTTATTTTCATTTATAATGTCTGCCGTCTTCAATAAAGAAGATGCAAAGGACATTTTACAAGACACAAATTTAATTTTGTGCAAAAAACAAAGGGAGTTTGACCCCAACTTAGGAGAGCTCAAACATTGGGCTTTTGCTATTTGCCGTTACCAAATCATGGCCTTTAGAACGAAAAAAGGTAGAAGCAAATTAACATTTAGTAATGAATTAATTGATTCCATTTTAGAAGAACAAGAAGAATTTTTAGAAGAGTACGATATAAACAAAAAAGCCTTAGATATTTGTTATACACAATTACCTACACATATGATTGATATTTGTAAACTATGGTTTAAGGAAGGTAAATCAATGAAAGAAATATCTAAAAATGTTGGAAGAAGCATGGGAGCCGTTTCATCTACCTTACATAGGCTGAGAGTTCATTTATTAAAATGCACTCAATCAAAAATTAATAATTACAAAGTATACGGAAATTTCGAAAATGAATAATAATCAAGCTCTAATAGAATATCTCTTAAATAAATTTTTACCCTATGCCTTATTAGGATTTTGTTTATTTATGAGCATTGGTCCATACGACATCAATATGTATATAATAGTTGGGGTTGTTATATTTATAGACAAATATTCTTTTTATGTAGGAAAGTCTATATCAGAATACAACAACAATCCTGATTTCAAAAAACAAGTTGATGATTCACTAGATGATTAAAATGAAAAACAATAAAAAATATCACAAACAAAAAAAAGAAAAATACTCTTTTGATCAATATTGGAGTGTGTTTTTTACTGAAAGAAACGCAGATGGAGAAGAAGTCGATTACAAAACAATAATAAAGGCCAGATCCTTGGAGCTAGTTAAAGATATTTTAATTAAAAAAGTAAGAGAGACTGAGCCGAGATTAAAAGTTAAATCTTTACAGATAAATCTTTTAAGACGAAAAAGCTCGATAAATAATTTAAAGTTAAACCTTAAAGACTGGGAGCATGTAAAAAATTGTTCATTTCCTAACATAGCAGATCATTTATTTAAATACATTCATCCTAGACCAGAAGGTTACACAAATAGATACAATAATATAACACAAAAGAATTGTGTTCAAAATTGTGTCAAGTTTAAAAAGGGTCAATCCAATAGGCATAATAATATCACTAAAGAACAAAAATCTAACATGATATGGAAAAATGGCAAGTGGATTCCATGGCCAAAATCAGAAAGAAAAGCTTTTAAAAACAAAATAATTTTAGCATTAAAAATGCATGACAATAACAGAACTCATGCAGCGCAACATTTAGGTATGGGCCAGAGATGTTTATATAGGATCTTAAACGAAAGATTTCCCGAAACTGATTGGCAAAAAGAATATCCCCCACCTAAACCAACTTTTGCAGATAGAAATATAAATCACGAAGCAAAGAATGAAAAAATAAAAAAGACTCATCAAGAGAAGAGTCAAAAATTTATAGAATCAATAACTCCTAAAGTTTTGTCTTTATATAAACAAGGATTTCATCTTACAAAAATTAGTGAAAAGTTGGGACATGCCAAAAAAACAATAAAAAAAGTACTTGAAGCCAATGAATAATAGAGAAAAAAATACCCAGTGGTTATCTGAATATCAGCATGATTTAATAAAGATTGTTTCTAAAAACAGGAGGGATGAGCATGTGCAGACTGTAGAAGAAATTGTATCTGATATCAACAATCATTTCTTATCTAAATTGATTGATATGGAGTTTGATAACGATGTAGAGTTTAAAAAATTTACATATCGTACAGCTGTTAATTTTGTTAGGTGGAATGCGAAAGGGTCCACGAATAGAGATAAGAAATATTATCAGCATAGAGTAGATACTCTTGTTCAATCTGAAGACCCTGATGTTGAAACTGCGTTTGACTTGGCTGTAATCACCTTAGGAGAAGATGATCCTAAATTTGCAGCAATGAATAAATCAACTAAATTTGAAAATATCAAAAAATGGATCTTTGAGTATAGCAATTTTTTATCAGAAAATCAAAAAACTATATTGCCTTATGTTTTAAAAGGTAGAAAACTTAGTGACATAGCAGATGCCTTAGGGGTCACACATCAAGCGATTTCTTTTTCTGTTATAGAAATATTTGAAAGAATTAAATCTAATATAAAAATAAAATATACAGACGAAGATGAACTTTTGTTAATAGGAAATCAATCAGTTAATTATCTTTTTGGCAAAGAAAGATTAAGGATTAGAAAAGAAAGGCATTATATAGACAGATCTTCCTGCGTAAGAAAACCTTCTTGAAGGCCGCTCATATCTTTCTCTATTGAATTTTCTTGGCAATCCAAGAAGTAATTGATTGTTTTTAAAGGTTTAAACATTGAAGACCAAAAAAACATACTAGACATTTTTTTCCCATAAGGATTTGAATATATTGAATATAATTCATTTGCGTTTGACATTATATTAAATTCAACTAAAGGCAATAAAATATCATCATCTCGAGCATCAGAAATTCCTGAATGCATAGAATGTTGTTTTATATACCCTAAATTTTTAAATTTTTTATTTAAATTATATTTTATTTTTGAATTGTCAGAACAAACAAATCCAATCCTTTTAATTGTTTTTGGTATATATTGAGATATTAATTTTAATCTAGTATCTTCGTCCATTAAATTAAACCATTTATCGGGTCTAAAGGGATAGCTAGATGGAGGGAAATATTTTTCCATTTTTTCTTCAGTTAAACATATGTAATCTCCAGTTCTTATATGTAGAACATTTTGGATATTTTTATTAGCTTTGATTTTATCAAAAATCTCTAATACTGTTTCGTTTTTTCTAAAAATTTCATCTATTAATTTTTTTGTCTCTTTCAGAAAATTGTAATTTAGATTAACACCTTTTGTTGAAACAAAAGCAACATCAAAGTTATTTTTATTTTGCCTCAATAAATCTATTAATAAATCTCCAGGCATATTTATAATACTACTAGCATCTATTTCTTCATTTTTTAATTCAAATTTTTCTATGTTAATAAATTTTTTTATTTTTTTGTTTTTACATAATATTTTGAATTCTAAATTATTTACCAAAGCTATTTGATGACAAAATGCTATTCCGTTCATGATTGAACCTATCCCGTCTAATGTTTGGCAATGACCAAATTGATTTGTTGCTTCGTTAGTAATGCAATAAACTATAGCTTTCATCTAAATCTCTCCCTTTAACATTTTATAACATAAATATCTTATTTTAGATAAATATTTAGAGAAATTTTCGGTTTCTTTATTGTATAAAGACATAGAGGCATCCTTTATTAAAACATCTTGAATGTCTTTATTATCATACCAGTTTTGCTCGCATAATACATCAGAAACGGCTTGCCATGCTACTCTTTTTATCATCCAATTCTTAGTCAACTTTTCGTCTTTTATAAAATGCTTAACTACTATTTGAGGTACATATAAAATATATGCATTTTGCTTGTGCATTTTTCTTATTAATTGATTTTCTTCTTCACTAAGCAGAGAATCAAAGTTTTTATCTCGACCCAATTTTGTAGAAAACCCACCCGCTTCGACGAAACTTTTCCTTTCGAAACATATATTCGCGCCTGCAGCCCATGTAAATTTTCCTTGTCTATATTTTAAAGGTTGCTCTCCTAAATTGACTATAGACATTAAACCAAGCATACCATCTTGAATCCATTCAGGTCTTTGTTTATTGTTCCACTCAGGTAAAACCTTGCCCACGACTATATGAGGGCATTTGTGGTATAAAATATACTTTTCTACGGTTTTTGTGAAGTCTGTTTCAATATCGATGTCGTCATCTAAAAAATATACGTATTTTGTTTTTGCAATAGCGGCGCATCTATTTCTTGAATCAGAAAGTCCATCTGTATTTTTTTTATCGTATAAAAAATTAGGCAAATCTTTGATTGTATTTAAAATTTTTTTAAATTTTCCGTCGACACTATTGTCTTGTATTATACAATTAAACTTCTTATGTTCTTGATTGACAAGCTTTTTAACTATATTAATAAGATAGTCGTCTTCCTTGTAAGCTGATATGCAAAATGTAATTAGCATATAATATAATATGCTATAAAACTCTATATATCAAAAAAAATTTTTGAAAAAACCCCAATAAAGTTCGAATCCCTCAAAATATCCATACATATTATTTTTTGAAATAATCTGTATATAATTATATGATTATTAGGTAATGAAAAGGAAAATACTAATCATGGGGCTGCCTGGTTCTGGCAAAACAACTTTAGCAAAAGTTTTAGCTAAAGAATTAAATGCCGCTTGGTTTAATGCCGACCTAGTTAGAGAGAATATAAACAAAGATTTGGGATGGAGCAAGGAAGACAGAATAGAACAGGCCAAAAGAATGGGTAAAATATGTGAATGGGCGACCTATGGTGGTAATTATGTAATTGCCGACTTTGTTTGTCCAATAAAAGAATGTAGATCAGCATTTAATCCTGATTACATTATATATATTAATAGAATTAAAAGCGGGAGATTTGAAGATACTAATAAATTATTTGATCCACCAAAAAATCCCGATTTAATATTAACAGACCAGTCTTTAGATATTTGGGTTAAAAAAAGTTTAAAATTAATTTTAAATGGTGGAGGTGGCGGGAGTTGAACCCGCGTCCTGAGTGCCTTCAAGCAAGCACATCTACAAGTTTAGCTAATTTTTTTTATAGTTGTGATATTAGCATCTAACTAACCATTTCAATTATTCACTCAAACTTGAGGCCCCCGAATACTCAGTGGTACAGTTTATGAAATAGATAAACTTTTATCTGTTTTGCAGATTGGTGACCCCGCAATCTTAATATCTGCGTCAAAAGTTGCGAGGGGGCAGCTTTTAAGCTACCATCTCAAGCTCTTCAGCCTGCTCGAATTGCACGAGATTATCGTACTCTTCACGAGCTGCTTCAAGAAGCTCTTCAATGCTATCATAACCTTCGCCATGTACAGCTTTGTGTCTTGATATCGGAGCCTGACACATCTCCGACTTGCAGTGCAAGAATCCAACATCAGTCGAATCCAGAACACCCCCATAAAATTTTAAAGAACTTAATACAAGTATACACTAATTTTTATTAAAAATCAAGAGCTAAATTAGTTAATGTAAAATTTTGGAGGGCTATCAGAAGAAAGTAGCCACTTTTTCCTTAAGTAAGATAAAATTGTTCTTCTTTGCTCGTCGTTGATTAAAGACTTTATTCCAATTATTTCGCATGCTGAAAATGTAGATCCGCCACCCAACTGTAATGTGTGAGCTCCATGAGTTTTTGCGTTCAACTCCTTTGCGCAAATCACATCTCTGACCTGATCTCCAGGCAAGTTTATTAATTTCCTGAGCTCCATTTTTTCGTTTTTCTTGAATGAAATTTCATAAAAACATGGTTTTGTTTGAGTGTTTCCCCAGCCTTGTGTAGAACTGTAAACTTCTGCAGCGTCGATATTGTTATCTTCTATCTCGTCACCATCGATTTCGAATGCTGTAAACTTAGGTCCACTTGTGGCATTATCTGAATACATGCTAAATTTCATATCCCCACTTTCTAGTATTACATTCGTTAAACTTGGATCATGGTCAGCGGCCACCCCTTCAGACATAAATGAAATAATTATTGAAAACTCATCTACATCATCACCCAAAGTCCCAAATACGGCATCTGTAGTTTTTATTTGCGATGATGTTGAAAATTCTGATATATTTAAAGATGATAAATTTCCTGGTGGATTTGTTATAGTTGGTTTTGCCGCAACGGTCCCGTTATTACCTACGAATGAATTATTGTATGCTAAATCTGTATTTCTAGATCCAGTGTCGATTTTATTTTCTATCTCATCAAGATTAAGAACCACTGAGTTTGTTACTGTATTAAGATCGTTAAAATCATACCAAAAATCTACATCTTTTAAATAAGATGGGTTCCAGTCATTTATTAAATCTTTTGTAGCTCCAGCTATTAAATTAAACCCTGTAGAATTAAAATGCTTTCTTACTCCGCCATTATCAATCATTCCGTTTGTTCTGATTGTATTATCTGAAGTTGATATTAAGTGATTGTATATACTATCTGACTCAAAATTGGCGAAGGCACTCTTCATGCTTGATAAACTAGCGTGATCAGTTCCAGACGTGTTATGTTGAGGCTCTATGCAAATAATTGGGATATTATCATCCAACAAGTTTTCGTTCCTTAAATCTGTTGCTAACTGCTTGAGTGATGTTTCGTAACTTGTTGAATTTAAAGATGTTAAATCTTCTTCTCCAAGTAAAATAATAACTCCTCTAAAATTTACTTTTTTATAATTAAATTCTACCGCTGTCTTAAAATCTTCTATGGATTGAGTTAAAGAATCCCATGCATTTAATTGGTTTGCAGGGTTAGTTTTATAACTATTTGCCTTGCTCCAATCAAGCAAACCTGCGTCTCCTACATAATACTTTAATATTGCAGGTGTTTCCCTTTGGCTTTGTTTTAATTCATTAATTAAATTAACCTCTAAACCAAATAATGACGAGTCATCTGATGTATTTCCAGGATTTACTGCTTTTGGCACTATATCTCTTTTTAGCTCAGTTTGAGCATCATCCAAAGTGTCATGATACCTACACTCAAATACCGTTTCGTGTTGAATTTCATTTAAAGGGCTAGTTAAATCAGACACACTAGCCATCCCTTTTGCATTGTTTCCTCCAAGTAAAATATAAGCATCTAAGGTATCCCTATAAATTAATTTTTGCAATTTTTCATTTTTTTGTGGAGCAATTTTTTTATATTTATGACTTGAAGGGAGTAAATGTGCTAATCCCCATTTGTGAGCTAAATATGCTTGTACTTTCAAAATACTTTCTTCATCATTAGTATTTATCATTAAAAATTCACCTATTTGACAGTTTACCCCTTGTTTCTCTCTCCTATTATTATTAATCAATAATTTAATAGAAGATCCAAGTCGATTTCGGTGAACAGCTTCCCTACTATTAGCAGTACCATCGACAACTGAGAAAAATGCCCTATCCACTCCGTTAGTGTGAGGAACGTCAAATCTACATTCAAAAATGTGCCAAGAATCATCAACCCAGTCTGTCCCAAAGGTTGGAGATCCTGCCGCTCCTCCAGTACTACCACGTGCTGCTTGTATCCATCCTAAAAATTTTCCCCTATCTGCATCGTTTTCTACAGATGCAAATTGAAATTCCATGGTATCTGGTATGCTTGAATCTATAGAGAAAAGAGAATCAGATTTTGCATCTACTGCTCTAACTCTTGCAACTATAAAAAATTTATGATTTCTCTCTCCTATATCAATGTTACTGAGTCTCAAAAATTCATTTTCAGCTAAATCCAGAACTCTCCTCCCATTTAATTGACTTTCTATATATTCATGTCTGTCGGGTTGCGTTATTCCAAATTTATGTTCTGTGGTAAATTCGTTCCCATATTTGTCAACAAATTTTTGCAGAGTCTTATCGTCATTAAGAATGTATTTTGATTTATCGCTAAAATCTACCCAAAACTTTGGCCTACTTTTAAGCAAATCTGGTTTCCATAAAAACGACTCCACACTTTTGAAATCTTGCGGATCATATTCATCATCTTTTCTTAGATCTAAAGTATAAGGTCGTGAAGAAAAGTATTTATGATCAGATTCTAATGTTATATTCCATTTGTGTGCCAAATATCCTTGAATTATGTCCGTTGAGTGTTGTTTTATTTCTTTGTCGTCGGATATAATTATTTCGCCTATGCTACCCCTAAAATATGATACTGCATTATTTCCTCCACCAATATTGAGAACTGGTCTAGTTTTTACTGGAACATTAATTTCTTTTTTGCATAATATTTTTTTACCATCGACGATTATACTAATAAAATCAATTTGCGAATCTCCAGTTTGTCTGCTAGTGCTAGTTTCTAACTCCCTGTCTATTCTTATATGAACTAGATGATTTTGATCTTTTTGCAGGTTGACTGAGGATTTAAAATCAGTTATAACCCCGTTCATGTGATAGACTATTGTTCCATCAGGTGTTATGTAGATTTTAAATCCGTTTCTAGCTCCTTGATCTAATATTGTTTGGTTACTATTGTAATTTACATTAGCTCTTTTGATTACGAAAAACACATTAAGACAACCTAAATAATTGCCTGTACCATTTGAATTAAACAAGGCAGAGCCTCCATTATACATTCTGAAAGAACCGTTTGATGAAAAATCAAACATATCTAGAGGTCCGCTACTATCTATGGCAACTGTTTTTAATGTTGTAAGATTGACCCCATTTCCAGTTAATTCTGTGACACTTGTAAGATTACCACCGCTCTCAGCATAGTTACTGGAATCTGATGCATCGAAATGTGCATAAATTTTTTCTTGAATATCTGTTATATCAAATGGCTTTTTCTCCCATTTGTAAAATCCACCACCTTGATCATTCAAAACATAATCTTGATGATCTTTGTATTTAACATTAGGAAGAAATACCCAATTAGTATTATTTGGGTCACTAATTTCGATGCTAGTGTCCATATCATCTGCATTTGTAACACTTGGAATATCGTCTTTAGGATCTGTATCTGCTCCCTGAAATACATATACTGATAGATTGTGAAAAGATAGGGTTTCTTCTATAGAAAAAACTTCTTCTACTGAAGACGAGACCCTTTTCCATGTTCCATATTTAGCCACTGATGACCCTCTGTCTGGATAGTCAGCTTCTTCTAAATTGCATGTCCATGCCTTGCCTTCATTATTAAGAAAGCTTGCTATAACTGGATACTCTACTCCATCCTCGTATTTTTCGTACCCTGGCAGTTCCGTCTCCGAAGTTACATTGCTTTTAATTGAATATACGTTTGCTGAATCTCTCTCTGCCAGTCCTAAAGAAATTAAATATTGCAGGGTTTCGGCAGATATAGCACTGTCGTTATTTGCATTAGCTACCCATTCTGATATATTTTCGTAACTTGGCATATTAATATAATTTACACTAAAGATGAGATAAAATATTCAATTTATCTATTATAAGCGATAGATTAGAATAATCTATTCTTTTTAGTTCTAAATTTGCATTCTTAGGCCTGATAGACCAGCCGTTAACAGTTCTTGGGATCACAAAGTCCTCAACATAATCCCATGCACATTTATCCTTCAGCCATTTATAGTAAAAATCTCTTTCTGACCTTTTGCATTCTACAACTACGTTTTTTTCTAGAAATACATAGCTGAATAGTGTAATATCTCTAAAGAGGACTACCTCGCTTGGAGGAGCCGTCAATTCTGCATCAATTATTAACACATTTTTTTTTACACATGAATCGTAGACACGAAATAGATTTTTCTTTAGAAATTAGAAAAGCACTAGCTGAAGAAGAGGGTAATGAAGAACTTATTTCCGAAGAAATTTGGGCAGAAGAAAAAACAAAAGGAAAGAAATTGAACAAGCCTTTTAGAACTCCTGGTGGCCCTAAAAAGTTTTCGGTATATGTAAAAAATGAAAAAGGTAATGTAGTAAAAGTAAATTTTGGCGATCCAAATATGGAAATTAAGCGTGACAGCCCAGAGCGTAGAAAATCTTTTCGTGCTCGACACAATTGTGCTAATCCTGGACCAAAAACTAAGGCAAGATACTGGTCTTGCAAGATGTGGAATAAAAAGAGTGTTACAAATGTGACTAAAGGCAATACGGAGCTTACCCAAGAAATGTTAGATCACTTAGATGAATCAGAAGCTGAACTTTCTGAGAAGCAAAAAAAGCTTCCTCCTGAGATGCAAAAAAAGATTTTAAAGAAACAAGGTAAAGACCCTAAAAAGTCTGAAAAAGATTCCCCAAAAGAGGAATCTGAAGCAGAAAGAAAGGGTTTATGGCACAATATTCGTGAGAAAAAGAAACGAGAAGGGAAAAATTATAAACCCGCAAAACCTGGCGATAAAGATCGCCCCGATCCAGAGGCTTATAAAAAAGCACAAAAGAAAAAGAAGGAAGCTAAAGCTGAGCATGGACAAAAAGAAGGAGAAAAGTTCAAGCCACATAAAATGTACGATAAAAATGGTAAAGCTTATGATGCAAAAACGTACGAAGATCATTTACGCATGAGAAAAATGGGGTATACCCATGAAGATCCCAAGATGAAATCTGAAAGTGGTTACAAGAAAAAGAAAAAATATTAATACTACTAACTAATTATAAATTATGTCTACAAAATACGTTTATACAGCAGATAATCCTCCTCAAATATCTCATGTTGAAGGTGAAGGAGGCGGCTCAATTATAACCTTTGGTGATGAAGGGACGCAACCAGGAGATGAACAGAACAATCAATCTGTTGGTGATATGCCAGCCAATGATCGAACAAATTTTTCAAAAGCTCAAGAAGGACATGCCTCAGTGGGTACTGTCGTAGATCTTGATGCTGCTTATGGCTTTAATATGTCAGAGGATGGATATGGTCAAAATAGAAACAATGATGAAGGTTACGACTTTTCTACACCTCCAGACAGTCCCTATGATGAATCAGAAAATTGGCCTCCCGCAGAAGAAAATGTAAATGTTAATTCAGGGACGGATGCTGATTTTGCTGTTGGATACGAATTTGTTGGAGGAAACAGAACTTCTGTAAATAGTACATTTGGAGAGCCTGAGCCAATGACCTCAAGTGGCGGCTCCAGAGTTTCTGTAACAAATGATGGAGGAGCAGACGTTATTTTTCATGGTGCAGCAGAAGGAGGGGGCAGACCAGTCGGACAAGAAGACCAAGACACTTATAGCGCTTCAGTTTCTATGCCTACAGTTGATGGTGAAGGACGTGCAGTGTACACATGGGATGCTGATGTGGAATCAGGTACGAATGTGGCAGTTCGAGTAACTGAAGACTTCATCGGAGTCCCACTTACTTATACTGCTGAGGGGGGATGAGATAATTTTTAATTTAATTTAATAAATATTATGGCTTATATAACTTTTCAAAATATAACAGGATTTTCCGTTCCATTTGATGGAAGAATTCAAGCCCAGCGTGGGTTTAGTAGCCTAGATGAAGCAAAAGTTACTGTACCAAAAGGTGCTGATTGTGTAGTTTTCGTGAATGGCAAGGTCGGTAGCTATAGAGTATTTTCAGGCAGTAGTGCTGAAGAAATAGTTTACCCCGCACAAGAAGGCAAAGTTTATTATTACGGGGGTACTGAAAATGCTCCAGTTTCAGCGGCGGATGCAACTTCCTGGGTAGACCCTGCAGACGGCAATAAGGTTAAATATGGAAGCAGTGTTTATTCAGCTAAGCCAGACAGCTGGGATGTTGTTAAAGTAGCGCAGCTAGGAAAATATAAGATTGATGGTCCAGCTCAATATACTTTATGTCATGGAATAACAACAGATGAATGGAAAAATTCAATAGCTTTGAAACATAAAAATGGAGGTGAAGGCTCTATGTATATAGAGTATAATATTCCGACTGCTCCAGGACCTGCTCATATAGCTTATTTGCCGATCAACAATGGAAGAACTACTGTTAATATGGGTTACTATAACACCGCTAGAGCATTCGATCATTCATAAATAGTTGCTTCCATTTGAATCTTAACTGGTCTGTGGACCAGCTATTATTTTTCTTTTTTTGTTCGAAAAGATTGGCGTTATGTGTTCGATCTCTATTTATTTCCGCTTCTCCTTCTGGTATATAATCTAGATATAAATTTTGCATTATGTGTACTTTTATTTTATCTCTAGCACGATACCAAAAAATAGGGTCTGTCTGACCATAGTGACCGACAAGATCTTCTTCGCACCCTCCAACACTCCAGTAGTCTTCTTTTCTTAATAGACAAACGGCTGGATGGATCTGGTTGTTCTTTTCATGATTTTTATCCGAAGGGACTGTTCTATTAAACTTGAAACAATTCCCACTAGTCGCAGATATTAGAATCAGCATCGATTCAGCTAATTCTTCAGATATCATTGTGTCCATATCAAGTATGACCATCCAATCAGTTTCGCACATCGTAGCAGCTAAATTTCTTACGCCTGCAATATTGCAATACAGGTCATCCGTGACTCTGTAAATCTTAATATCCAAATCACTTAAATCAATATCAGAAAGAACTTCATCGGCTGGAATTTTACTACAATCATCTACGACGCAAAATGAAAATTGTTTTTTCACTTCATCGGAATAACTCTTCCAAAGATAGATATGATCTTTTAAGACTTTTTCTTGGTTGTAATAGGATAAATTTATTGTAATTTTTTTGCTAGATTTCATATGTGAAAACTATTTTTCAGCAATTATAGAATAGTGTATTGGGTATTTTTCATCATTCGTTGATGGTATTTGCTTTGACCAACCTGGTATCAATTTATTGCAACAATAAAGTGTGTCGTTTTCTTCCTTGTCTACGGTTACCCATTTATCGTGCTTGATGTAGCACGAAGCGGCTTCATTATTACCCCAGCTTTTAATAGAAAAATTGTTAAAATCTTTAAATAAAATTTCAAGTGCCAACTTGGAGAATCTAAAGTAGTCATCTGGTTGGCAAAGAGCTATAAATGGAACGATAAATATTCCAATGCCTCCCTTTTTTAGAACTCTTTGAGCCTCTTTAAGCCCTTTGGTAGGAGATGGTATATGCTCTAAGGTGTTATCACATAAATAAATATCATAAGTTTCATCCTTAACTGTAGAAAGGTTTTGCATATCATAACTTGGATATTTTAATTCAGTTAGGGTGCATTTATTTGTATCTAACATATTATATAATATTCCATTCGATATGCCTACTTCAACAGCATCCCCTTTAAGGTTATACCCCTCAAGATCTAGCGCTATTTGCTGGTAAGTTTTATATCTACTCATTTTGTAGTATGGCCCAAAGCTCTCTTTATGTTCCATTGAAAATACTTCCAGCCCTCCATGTTTTTTCATAAACAAGACTTAATTAGAGATATTATATACTATTCCAAAGTCGCAAAAATCGCAAAGATCTGCACCGTGCCTTACTAAATTTTTAAATTGCTCAGAGTGCCTATATTCTGACCATGTTTGTTTAGACAAATCTCCGAATACATGTTTTAATCCATAATCCGCACAACATAATGCTAGTTTACCATCTGGTAAAAGCACGGGCTGATAAACTCTGGCACATTTACCTCTAATATTTTGGCCTGGAGGTAACTTTTTTTTCTTGTTAGAGGATTCTTCTCTTTTTTTTCTTAACTCTTTTTCGTCATCAGTATTCTGGGCACGAGTTGTTAGCTTCATATCCTTTACTGGCACATTATTCTTTTTTAAAATAGGGATTGCTTGCGGATGGCAACCTCCATGAGGATGAGCAGTGAACCTACCCCTAGGCTTATTGGAACAAACATAGTCAAGCATTTCTAACCAATCTTCCCTTAGTTTAGGACGTCCACATTCATGAAGATCTTTTCTACTTCCAATACCTATCCTTTCATCATAGGAGGAGGAAGGCAAATGGATGCTAAAGTCGTCCCAAGGAATATCTCGTATGGCATGATATTGATTTTTTGAAAGCCCTTCGAGAGTTGTACTAATTCTAAGCTTATGGCCTAGTTCATGACCCCATAAGATTAATTCGTGAGCAATTGGATTATCAAAGGGTTCCACGTAACCAGTGAAATGAAAATTAAGAGAGGGCGGGATGTCTTTAGTGTATTTTTTGAAATTTTCTAAAGTCATCATTCTCGCTGGAGACTGATATTTTTTTATTAACTTAATTTGAGGGCAATACTCGCACATATTGGAGCATCCTATTTTGGTAGTAATTTCTATATTACCTTTAAATATATCATCTTTCGACCATTCCATATTACATAATATTTTTCTGTTTAATAAATTTCAAAACTTTTTCATTGTCATGTGTGTGCCAAATTCCAAAATCACGTCTATTGGAAGGGATTATTTTATACTTTATTTCTGAGTCTTTTTTTATTAACCAAGATAAAATATATTCTGTTACAAATTTATTACTTCCATCTTTATATTTATCTATTCCTATTTTATAATCTTGAAAGTGATTGTACTTAAATTTACTTGGACGATATATTTGACAGTCAGAGGCAAAACCATTTCCATTTCTCCAATCAAATACATGATGAGAAACATCATTATTTAAATTATCTACAAGTAGTCTATCTATATATTTTGTATTTGTTACATATGCATCTATGTTTAAATGTATGACATAGTCATATTGACGAACAAGTGGAAAGGTTATCGCATACGCCTCTAGTGTTCCTGCTCTCCATCCGAAAGTATTTTTTACTTGAGAATGATAAAAGCCGAGATCTTTATTCGAGGTCTTCAGTCCATTACCTTGCTCTGTCAACTCTAACGAAGGGTCAACCGTGTGTCCGTTAAGGGGTGTATATAGCAACCTTTTGTTTTTATTTGGAAATTTTTTAAGATAATTCTCTATTTTAGTTGCTGAAACCGAAGGGCAATTTACATAAGCTAAAATGTCAGCGTTCCTCAAAATGGAATCATCTGGGTATGAATTCATGAAAGCGGCAGCTATCTCCCACTCTTCTGTACTCCCGTGTGCTGTAAATAAAATTAAACATTTCATCAATTATTTCCGTCTCAATGCCCAATCACACTCAGGGCTTAATGTTTGCCATTTAAATTCTTTATGAGTCTTCAGAAATTCGTCTACAGCCTCATCGACTCCCCAAATATGACTTTTGTAATAATCATGACCACACATAAGGCCAGCGGGTTTTAGCTTAGGAAGGTAAGCTTCTAGGTCTGCCTTTACACATTCATATATATGACAGGCATCAATATATATAAAATCAAAATAATTATTTGGAAAATCATCCACCAAATCATAGGAAAGCCCCTGCTTTAACTCAACCCTCCCTTCGTTTATTTCTTGAGAAAATTTTCCTTGGACCAACCTTAATTCATTGTTTGTCGAATAAGCGGCATTATCAAAAAGTTTTTTATGCGAAGAGAGGTTTCCATGCTTGAGAGATGGAGGTAACGAAGGTGGCTCCTCATTTGGAGGCCACCCTGAGGCTTTTTCCCACGGGTCAATTAAATACAATTTTTTTAATGGAAGGCATTTTAATATAAGTGACGAAAAAACCCCCGACTGGGCCCCTATCTCTATACCTACACTCTCTTTGGGTAATAGTGGAGAGATTTCTTTTAGAAAAGACTCTCTTGCTTTATTCGCTTCGGATAGGGGTAACTTGACCCTATATTTACCTTCGGTGTCTGGTTTCTCTAGTGATGGCATTTTATTTATGTATTGTTATTAATTTTTATATATTTAAGATACGCTTATCTTTATTTATTAATCCACCACCAAATATTTTTTTTACTTTGGTACTGGGGTAAAGCCTCTCTAACAGCCCTTTCAACACCTCCGTTTAGATCCTCCCTATTAGCGGATGCATTTAAAAAGTCATCCCCGCACAATATTCCATTTGGGATCATATGGGGCAACAATAAGTTGATGGTTTTAAAAACACTTTCATAATCATGCGATGCATCTATATGGCAAAATTTAATCGGCTTGTCAAAACTCTTTAACCAATCAAAGCAATCCTTTTTAACTATCGAATAGTTGCCTTTTGTTAATTCATTCATATTGTTTAGGAAAATACTGTAAACATCTCTTGTCTCTAAAATTATTTCTTCTATATGCCTTTTTTTTGTAACATGGCTTTCTGCAATATTCCCCAGCCATGTATCATTGCATATAAGGTTTTGAGGGTAAATTTTATTGGCTAAAAAATGGGTAGACTTTCCTTCCCAACAACCAATTTCAATCACAGCACCCTCTTTGTCGGGAATTTGCGATACAATATCACCTAGATCTCTGAGCTGAGAGTCGCTATACCAATTGTCATTAAACTTAGCAGTCATAATTTATTTATAGTTTTTGAAAAAATTAATAAAAGGGGGTAGATCTTTATTATCTTGAATTTTTAAATGTCTAAAGTTGGAAGCTCTTCCCGAAAATAAATCTCTAGATTCTTTTATCCTGTTATTGATTTCTTTCTCTGGATTATTAGAATTTAAAATTTCACTAACTATGCTATCGCCACAATGACTGAACTCACTTATTTTATTTATTATAAAATCAGAATTACCGAAATAACTTAAATGCCAAGCGGATTTTGGAATAATATTTTGAGTTTTTTTTCTTATTGATTGGCAGGAATATTGAGAAAGTTTTTTAAATGTTAAAAGCTTGGGGCATAGCTTATTGCTATAGTGACCCACGCATGTTAAATTATAATAATAAACTAATGCTTGCATTGAATTAATTTCATCTTTTTTCATTAAATGAAATTTTTTCGGGTTGGGTATTTCGTCCGCATCGCTAATAATAATTAGGTCATTATCTTGTAAAGCCAAATCATTTAAACCTCTTTTAATGCAATTTCTATGATGTATTTCATTGTAACAAGCTATTTTATTTGAGCCCCAAGTTTTATATGAAGACAAGATGTTGTAGTCTGGGACATCTTCGACTATAACATGTATTATCTTATGCAAATATTTTCTGAATTTATTTTTATTTTCATTAAAGTAAAGTTTTTTATTATTTCCCTTGTGGGTGTATTTTGCCTCAACTAAAACAAAATAATCTACATAATCATTTAATACTTTGAGTCTATAACTTAACATATCCAATTCGTTATAAAATATAAAACAATCTATTATTTTTCTTTGTATATCGTTCATAATTGTTTTATAATTCTATGGCTTTATCTTTAACAATACCTTCTAGCTCCTCAAGATTTTTTACATTATAGTTTCCATGATGAACTTCGTTGTCATAGTGCATATGATATATTCTTGGTTTTAAATGGCCTTCGCCTAATTTCTTATGATTATTTTTAACTTTTTCACGAATAGATTCTGGTCGGACATTGTACTCAGGTGGATAGTGATGAAGCCTGACCTGACTTTCCCAAAGAGATATCCTTAGGCTAACTTGATCCCAGCCAGAAGTAAGATGTCTATACTTGTAAAAATATTTTTTCCACAATTTAAAAAATGCTTTGACTTTATCAGAATCGTTAAAAGCCATTATTCCGCCGTTTACTTCAGAAAATGAGTATGGTATCCTGTCATATTCTGGTATGTTGCAATAATTTTCTCGCTTTCTAGCGTAATCATGAGTAACCCCGACATCAAACCTATCAAGTACATCAAACATGTCCGATATGTCCCTTGCGATGACCGTATCAGAGTCAAGATATAATGTTTTTTTATATGGAGATTCTGAGATATAATCAACCTTGGATCTTATGTGATCTGGTTTTATAATTTTGATTTCATCTATATATTCGCAATCGATATCTCTATCAGTAAAAAGAGTGATTGGTGTATCAGAAAATCTTTTAAGTGATTCAGCTGATAATTTAGCTTCTTTAACGAATACATCATTGAAGGCAATGTATATTATTCCATTCATTTCTTTTTAAGATATATTTTGTTTATATTTTCGTATAAATCTTTAGCCCAATAAATTGGATTATAAAGCTTTAAATATTGATCGTATGCATTCTGTGCAACACGATTTCTCTCTTTGTGGTCAATAAGTGATTCAATAGCATTATACCAACCATCTTCACTTAAAACAGCGTACCCATTGTTGGGATCATGAAATATACTCATATTTGATGGTGTTATATCGCAAATAACAGGTATTCCGTGTTGTATCAAAACTAAGGCTCTGCCTATATTAGATTTGTGTTTAAATCTAATTTTATAATCTGTATTATAAATACCCTCTGCAATACGTTCATCTTGTTTCCCTATAGTAAATTCAGAAATATTTGGAACCAATCCTATGTCGAAATTATATATATCTGAAGAGAATGTTTTTAAATTAAAATCAATATATTTAATCGGGATGTCAGGCTTTTCTGCAACCCAGTTAGACATTTGGCTTAATTTGCTTTTGAATATTAAAAGTTCTATGTTATTTTTTTTTGAAATCCTACTCAATGCACGGTTAAGACCGAGTGAAAAATGATTTAAATGATGCGGGTTTCCATGATACCCCAATGTAATCACTTCTTTTTTTGTGTGGTTCTTCTGAGTTTTATTCAAATACGCTCGCTCTATTTGAGGAAAAATAAAAACATTCTTATTGAAAGGAATTAAACTCTCTCTTTCTTCTGCAGAGCCAACTATGCAAAAATCAGCTTGTTTGATTTGTTTATGATCGTCAGCATTAGGAGTTATTAAGCCCACTATGCGAGAATTAGAAACATTAGGATTTAATCCTTTATCTAGTATGCTAACATTTGAAAATTTATTACTATTAATTGACGAATTAAAATTGCATTGGTTGAAATAATCATTTAAATCTCGAACGTGTATTCTATAACTCCCTCTGTTTAAGTTTACATTACTTGAAATAAAGTTTATTTTCATTTTTGAAGTAATGTTTCCCAGTTCATCGCATGAACATTTTGGGGTATGCTATTGTTTTTTATTATTTTATAATCACTAAAATATTTATCAATTAAATCAGATTTGATGTTTTCTATTTCAAAAACACTATATTCATCTTGACCCATATCGATTTGTAAATTAAATAAAATATAACCTCCTTTGCGTAAAATTCTATCAATTTCTTGACTCCATAAAAAAGGATTTAATACATGATCTACCGCATTAGAGTAAACCAGCGAAATAGAATCGCTTTTGAATGGCAAATTGTGGAAATCTCCTTCTATTGTGTATGGCTCAAATGGAACTAAGTCAATACCAATTGAATCATCATAACCTAAATCTCTGAGCGCGGCTATTTCTTGCCCTGTTCTTGCTCCTAAGCCGACGCATTTTCCATTTTTATCAAAAGCTTCATCATACTGAGAAAAAATTTCTTTAAAACCATTAAGCTTTTCATCCCATTCTTCTTCTAGCCATTTTTTAATTTTGTCAGGATTTGTTGTTTTTTGTTTTTGATGATTGATGTAATCTAGGTGTTTTTGTGAGCTTAAGTTTGCCATAATTATTATCTTTATATTAAAAAATAGGCCTTAATCTTTCTACTAATTCTTTTCTTGTTGGAATGTTTTTAGCTTCTTTTATTAAATGATTAACTCCATTATGAAAATGTAACAATTTTGAATTTTTCCATGCTTTTTTGTTGTAAAAAGATTCGCATACATTAATATTTTTAAATCCCGCTAAATTTATTAAAAAAATCATATCGTTGGTGAATTCATCTTTCCATTCTGGCATTAAGATTTTTAATTCATCTACAGATTTTAAATTATTAATTTTTAATATTGTGTTAATGATTTTTTCAGACCCCTCTTTATCCATAATTCCACATGCATATTCTCCGCAAAATCTAGCCGATTTAAATTGATTGCTTTTAAAAATACTGTAAGCTTCATTTGGAGTAAATCCATAATTCATTACATCATAATCTGCCCAAGTAATATAATTATAATCATAATTAGAATTTCCATTTGTGTTGCATGAAATTGAAAATGAATTATTTTCTGTATTAAATTCACAGGAAATATTATTTTCTGGTGTTTTTATAAAACAACTCCTATAAGCGAACCATCTTTTTATGCATTGGCTGGAATATTCAACTAAATTTGAATCTAATTTAAATAAAAAACTATCTCTATTGAAATGTATCTTTTTAATTCTTTGGTTTTTTTTAGCATTACTTTCATCCAGAACTACTGGATTCCAACCAAATTTAGACCAGCTTTGTTTCCATAAATTTAAAAGTTCTAGACTTTGGTTAGTTAATGTTTTAGCTTCTTCTGTATTTATTTGGTTATAATAACAATATATGTTATTATTAATCATATCAGCTGTATTTAGACAAAGCGTCTGCTATCGCTTCTTTAGCACTTCTTATTTTTATATATTGCTCTATTTTTGAGGTATCTAAAACACAATTTGATCTTGGAGCGGTCACACTTTGCATGAAAGAATCTAAATTGGTGAAAAATTCAAACTTTTTATTATTTAATTGTAAATGCTCTTTCATCAATTCGGCAACTTCTTTTGTGGTTACACTGCCTTTATTTGTTACATTGTATATTCCGTAGGGAACTTTTTTCTCTATAAGCTCAATGCAATATTTTGCAAAATCAGACCTATGCGAAACTGAATTCCTAGCATCTAAAAGTTTATCATAAGTTAATAACTTGGTCAGATAATTTCTTGGAGATTCTATTTCATCAAAAGGTATTCTTAGTCTAAATATATAAGATTTTTCACATTCTTTTTGTACTAAATTTTCTGCTAAAGCTTTTGTGCCACTATAAAAACTTCCATTTTGGAAGTCGAAATTAGATGGGTCGTCTTCAGTGAAATCTTTAGAATAACCCCCGTAAATACATCCTGAAGATATATGTGTAAATAAATATCCCCTACTTCTGCAAAGCATTGCAAGGTTAGAGGGTAGTACGACATTGCCTTCTATAGTGTCAGCTTTTGCACTTTCACATGCATCTACATTTGGTTTACCTATGTACCCCGCACAATTAATTATATTCGCATTATGATTTGCAACAATCTTGCTGTATACATTATTAGATAGCCATTTATCTAGTTTTGCGGTATCTGTATAGTCTACATCAGATCGACTTAAGGCGATATAAGAAAGCTTTCTGGATTCTAGTTCTTTAATTATAGCTTCAGCTATGTATCCGTTTTTTCCAAGTATTACATACATACTATGTATAATACATTTAAATCTTATTTTTTCTAGTCTGAGAATTTTTTAAGCAGTATTTTTGTTTCCATTTTTCAAATCGCAAAATCATGGAATCCTCTTTATCGATTGGCATCCTCATATTGGATGATGCCTCGGGAAAAGAAGCTTCAATAAAATTTCCAAGATAATCCATAGAATTTTTTAATAAATTAATTTCATATTCATAATGTCTTCTTGCCAAAGAATAATAAGTATCACTCTCAAAAATTGGCGTCATTTTAATGGTCAATAAATTTCCCTTATCAACCTCCTTATCAATAGTATGTAATGAATTGCCTAATGGATGCCCATTGTAAATTGCCCACTTATAGGCATCAAGACCTCTTACCAAAGGAATGATTCCAGGGTGCACATTAAGGATTGGAACATTACCAAATAAGGATGGATCAATAATTCCAGCACCAGCAATAATAACAAAATCATCGTTGTGGTAGACTTTTGATTTACCATCCCACTCTCGATATTCAACATTATCAAAATAAGATAAGTCTATAAAACTCACAGACAAATTTGTGTCTGGTCTGTGGTTGTATTTAACATGCCTTTTTTTTCTCGGCACAAAAGGTAAACAATACAAATTAATCTTTGAGATTTGGCTGTTTTCAACAAGACTCAAAACAAGTTGCTCAGTTTTAAGGTGAGGAATATTATAAGTAATGATACCGATTTTCATTTTGCAATTTAAACCCCTTTAATCTTATATCCAGATTTAACTATTAAATGACCAAGCATTCGCTCAACTTTATGTGTGTAGGATACATCCCTAACATAACCAAAAGGCATTTTATCGCACCACTTATTGGCCATATCTTCGGTCAAATTTTCAACAAATATTTTAAAATCAGTAATAAACATTGTGCCTCCGATAAAATTCATTGGAATATTCTTTGTTAATGGAGAGTATTGAGATCTTATCCAATGCTTGGATCCACACATCTTGTAATCACTTTCTTTGATGATTGATATATTTCTATACAAAATTTCTTTCGACCCTATAAGAGAATTAACCAAAAGACCTCTCCAATGAGACCCTAGCTTTAAATTATATTCACATTTTTTGGAGTGTAATTTTATTAAATATTTGTAATCTTTTCCCCTTATTTCGTTGATTGTTTTGAGAAATGGCTCTATGTCTTGGCCTTTATTTGGATATTGTTTGATATTCGCAGAAGGAAATTCGCTTAATATTTTATTTGATATATCTTGATTGTCTTGACACAATGTAACATACAGATCAAAACCACAATTTATTTTTTTTAATTTTTCATTAAAATACTCCCAAAGTTCTACATGATATATGTGCAAAACTATAACTATATCATTCTTGAGCATTTTTATTTGGGATGTCATAAGGCTATCTTCGAATACCTAAATATAAAAATATTTTTTGACGACCGTTAAATTTTACAATATTTAGTTGTTCTAAGTCAAGAAGTTCATTGTAGCGATTGCGAATGTAATCGTCATCAGGATAAGTGCGTACGTGTCCAGCTGAGTCATAATTTGGCACACTAAAAATAATCTGATCTCCAGAAAGGAGCTGGCTTATGATTTCTTTATCAAAACTAATATGCTCCAGGAATTCAAATGCAGTAAATATAGATTTTATTTTTGGCCGCTCAAAAATTTTTAGGTTTTGTAATTTGAAGTTTACATTATTTTGATTATTGCGTTTGATTGCTTGCGATATAGCGGTCTCAGAAAAATCTAAACCCAAATAGTTAACCTTCATGCTTTCCGTTATTAGAGTAGAGAAATGACCTGGTCCGCAACCAAGGTCTACTATATTGAAGTGATTATTCTCGATGATATAATCTAAGGCTATTTTCCAATTCGGATAGTACCATTTTAATTGTGATGCGTTCTGGTTGTACATCGAGGTTTTTTTGCCAAAAACGGAGTCGTAATACTTATTGTCTAATTCTTTGCCCATAATTTATTATTTTTTATTTTATTTTATTTTATATAATTTTTCGATTATTTCTACTACTTTCATACCTTCAAACATATTGCATGTTATTAATTTATTATTAGTAAGTACGTCGTAAACATTATCATAAACATAGCAGTGATTTGCAGCTGAGCCCTTATATGGCCCATAATCATTTGCTTCATTTGTTGATTGTAACTCTGGCATATTATAATTTTTAATGTTGCAATATTCGACCTCGTTCATATATTGTCCGCCAATTTTCACTGTGCCATTTTCCGCAATAACTGTTATGTCACTTTGTAAATTCGTTTCATAGACTGAAGTGGTAAATGTAAATACCCCCATACCTCCACCAACAAAATCAAAAATAAAACTACCAGTATCTTCAAAATCTGTCATTTTTTTGTGATTAAAGTTTCTCATTGACCCTTTGATGTTTTCTATATCTCCAAAATACCAATACATTAAATCTATAAAATGAGAAAATTGTGTATAGAGAGTTCCTCCATCGAGCAATTTGTCTCCATGCCAGGTTTCATTATGATAATATCTTCTGTCACGATTCCACATGCAGTTAAGTTGAACAAGGTAAATTTCACCCAATGCTCTAGACTCTATCAATTGCTTAAACCAAACAGAGGGAGGTGAATATCTATTTTGCATAACACAGAAAATTTTTCTCTGATGCTTGATAGATTCTTGTATAATATGTTCTGCTTGTTGTTTCTTAAAGCATATTGGTTTTTCTATTATTACATGATAACCATTTCTCAAACACATTAATACCTGTTCATAATGTAATCCATTCGGGGTTGCTATTGCAATAACATCTGTATATTGTTTTAGTTTTTTTTCGCTTTTTATAAAATTATATAAATCATCATAATAAATACAATTGTATTTATTTGCGATTTCGGCTTTGGTTTTTGTATCAATTATCGCACTTAAATTTAATCCATCATGGCGATGGATCATTTCAATATGCCTCTGTCCTATATGACCACAACCGCAAACTGCAATGTTAATTTTCATTTACAGTTTTCGTGATCTTCTCGCATAGAGTTTCTTTCTTTTATGCAAGAATCCAATAGGGCATTCGGTGATTTATTTTGCTTCATAAATTCATTTAGAGCATTTGTATCCTTTGGAAAGCATAACCCACCATAACTAATTTCGCCATCAGGACCAGGAACATCTGTGTGCATTGGATTGACCCAATTATTTCGAATTAAAATCTGTTTTGCTGTATTATAGTCACATCCACTTTTTTGACACAACATAAATAACTCTGTAAAAAATTGAACTTTTACTGCATAAAAGCTATTGGCAAATAATTTTGCGGATTCAGACTCAATACTTTTACATTTTGAAATTTGTGCCCACGGATAATTCAATGAATGAAAATCAATAACTCTATTATAATGGTCATCTGAGCAAGATCGGGTTTTTCCTAAAACTATATGTTTTTGATTATGATAATCTTCCTTGGCTGTTCTTGCGGTTAAAAATTCAGGGTTATGGACAATATTTAGGTTCGTATACTGTTTTGATAGTTTTTGACATGTAGTTGGCTCAACTGTACTTTTGATAACAACTGACCCAGAATATTTCCTCTTGTTCAAATAATCACAGGTTTCTCGAATAGCTGATTTATCGTATTGATTTAAGACTGAATCATAGGGAGTGGGCAAGCATAAAAAGATTAAATCTGTTTTTAATAAATCTTCTAAAGTATTAGTGCAGGAAGAGAATTTATCAAAATTTAATGTATTAATTTGCTTTCTTTTAAAACTTGAAAGCATAGCACTTCCAACGAAACCTAAACCTATGATTCCTACTTTCACAATAAGTATTAATCAAATATAGTTTGAATACTATCAAGGATTTCCTTGTACTGTGGTCGGGATCTTATGTCTAAGCAAGATTCTTTATTGTAAATATATTTATTATCGTCATTTAATATATAATGGGATCCGAATTCTTTTGGAAGCCCTTCGGCCCAAGCTTTTTGCCTTCTTTTAAATCTTTCTTTCTGTATTTCCTCTGGTTTAGCTGCTCCATAATTTAACTGCAAAAAACTTATGTCTGGATCTTTAAACCTCTTCATAGAAGGTCCACTAAAATCGTCGGCAATAAGCCTGTATTTTTCAGTATATTTATAAAGCATTAATTTTGGTCTTATCTGGGGGTCTGCATGATAGTATGTATTAAAATATGAACCATTCCATTCCTCCCCAGTATTTCTAATATTTAGTGTAGGCAAGGGTATAATATCACATTCATTTCCATGACGTTCGATTACATCAGAAATTTTTACATTATTAGTGCATAAAGGAAATGTATCAGCTCCATTATATAAAACCCAATCAGGTTTAATTTTGCGAATAACTTCCACGTTCTCACGCTGTAATTTACCTAAATGAAAAGAACCATTTGTATCTAATCTGTGAGATGGAATCTTATTGTCCTGAAGCCATTCCCATGTCCCGTCATTTGAGTAATTGTCTACAACATACAAATCTAGCCCATGATATTCACAAAATTTTTTTTTGTGATCTAAAAATTCTATCTCATTGTATGCACTAAATATGCAAAGTGTTTTCATTTTTCTAAAATTATTCTCATTAATACGGGGTTGTCGTCTTTGTAAACAGATAAATTATCTTGTTCGTTGAAATATTTTAATTTAAAACCCATTAACATTGTTGTATTTAAAAACTCTTGAGAATTTATAAACCTACGTGTATGTCCATCGTTAAAATATGTTGTATCGGACACATGTTTACCAATTCCAAATTTCGGATCTTTCGTGGTGCGAGCTTCGATGCAAAACAGGCCTCCAGATTGTAAAAAATCATAAACTTTCGGCAAGAGTGTTTTCTGGTCTTTTTGTGTGATTGAGTGAATTGTAAATCTAGAATAAAAAACGTCTATTTTTTTACCAAAATCATAGTTATCATAAACGAAATCTTGCTCTACTAACTTCAATAATGATGATTTATTTGAATTTACAACTTCCTCGTCAATAATTTGATCGACGCCATAGACTAAATGTTTTTTAGCAAAATGCTTAGCGTCTCTTGCATTTCCACAACCAAGATCTACAATTGTTTTAGGGCTTTTATTTAAAAAATTATCGCAGCAAAAACTGGCAAAAGTACTGCATTCAGAAATGTCATTTCTATTTGCATATTGTTTATAAAATTTATCCCAATATAACTTATCCATTGATATTTATATTACACTCCTTTTAGACATATTATATATTGAATCTTTCCTTGTTTGCTCCATTTGATATTGTCTAGTATATTTTAGCGGAGTCCTCCAGTTTTCTCCATACATTTTTTCTAGTTTCGGTATTGGATCATTAGGTAAATTCAGAAGAACAGAATCCCATTCCTTTTTTTCTATTTGTACATCCTTGACAATTACATTTTGCCACCTACTAAGGTAATCTCCCATAATATCTTCGCATATATAGAAGTCAAAAGAGCAAAATTCATGAGTTGGAACACTTTTTAATATTCTTTTTGACCCGCCTATTCCGTGAGCTGATGTAAATTTAAAACCCTCAGACTCAAATACATCACGAAGTTTTTGGTAATCATGACTTATCATTATGTCTATGTCGTCATCTCCTTCTATACAACTGTTTTCTCTAATAATCCCCAGTAGAGTTCCAAAAAATATAAACCAATCATTTATATGATTTTCATTTAATATTTTAGAAACTTTCTTGAGAGTAAAGTTTAATTTTTCTTTTTCTGTGTACGATCCTGACATTTTTCTTCTAGTATACCTGGGTTTTGAATTATTGTTTGTTTTGTTAT